GAAAACTTATACTCTTATGTCAGGCGAAAAAGAGATGGGTAAACTTACTGAAACAGAACTAAAAGATTTCTTTGATAATAATAAAGTTTCAGTATCTTCTAATGGTGTATTATATCGTAGTGATAAGAAAGGATTGATTCCGGCTCTGTTAGAAAAGTGGTTCGATACTCGTGTGGAGTATAGAAAGTTGATGAAGAAGTTCGGTGATGCTGGTGATAATGAGAAGTATACTTACTTCAAAAGTCGTCAGTTAATTCAAAAGGTGGTTCTAAATTCATTATATGGTGTATTAGGTTTGCCAGTATTTAGATTCTATGACTTAGACAATGCTGAGGCTACCACACTTACAGGTCAAGAACTAATTAAGTTTACCAAAAAGATTGGTAATCATTTCTACAACAAAGAGTTGGGAGATAATAATGACTATTGTATTTATATTGATACTGATTCAGTTTTCTATTCAGCGCTTCCATTAGTTAAGAAAAGATTTCCTACTATGGACTTCGATAGTGAGACTATGATGAGTAAGAGGATATTGGATGTGGCTGATGAGATGCAGGGATTTCTGAATAAGTCTTATGATTACTTTGCCAAAAGGTTTTTGAATTTGGATAAACATAGATTTGAGATAAAGCAGGAATTGATTGCTAAGAGTGGTTTGTTTATTGTGAAGAAACGATATGGTATGAAGATTATCAATGACAATGGAGTAAAGGTAAACAAACTGCATGTCAAAGGATTGGACTTAGTTCGTAGTAATTTTCCTAAGGCTATGGGTGAGTTATTAAAAAGTGTATTAGAGGATATTCTGGCAACTGTGCCAAAGGATAAGATAGATGAGAGAATTATAAATTTTAAGGAATCTATGAAGTTGGTAGACTTCGATAGGATAGCGATGCCAACTGGTATAAATAACTTAAAGAAATACTCAGATGGTAAGATGGGTAAGTTTACAAAGTTTGCCAAAGGTGCACCAGCTCATATCAAAGCCGCTATAACTTATAATGATTTACTAAGACATTTCGGAGTTGGTAAAAAATATGAAAAGATAAGTAACTCTGAAAAGATAAAGTGGGTTTATCTAAGACAAAATGATTTAGGATTAGAGTCTTGTGGATATAAAGGTTATGAAGATCCACCACAAATAATAGAATTTATTAAAACTAATATTGACTACAAAAAGATGTATGCTCAAATGTTAGAGAAAAAGATAATGATGTTTTATGATTCATTGAAGTGGAATGAGCCAGTAAATAAAAAGACATCTATGGAAAGATTTTTTTGATTTTGAAAATAAAAACTGATATATATTTATATATCAAAAACTACATAAGGAGTGAAAATGAACAAACATTCATTAAGCCGCTTTATTGATAAGTACTATCTTGGCGGAAATTGTTCATCGGTTGTAATTAATAGTAAAGGAGATTCTCTTTCTACTAGATTTATTACTGGTGATAAAAATTTACTTGGAGAACTAACTATGTCAGGTTGGAAGTTCGATGAGGCTGATTTAGGTGTATATAATACAGAGCAGCTTGTTAAACTACTTTCAGTTCTGTCAGAGAATATCACAATGAATCTTACTAAAGCTGGAGATAAAGCAGTATCTCTTAAAATATCAGATAGTAAATCTGATGTTAATTATATGCTTTCAGATTTATCTGTTATTAGTTCGCCACCTAATCTTAAATCTATACCTGATTTTGAGGTAAAGATAAAAGTCGATAAGTCTTTTATGCAGAAGTTTATTGCTGGTAAAAGTGCTTTGGCTGATACTGATAATTTTACAGTATTGACTAACGATGATGGGGTAAAGGTTGTGATTGGTTATGCTGAGATTAACACTAATCGTGTTACTCTTCCTGTGGAAACAGAATCTTATGATAAGATTGATAATGTATCTTTCAATGCTAATCTATTCAGAGATGTATTGGTTGCAAACAAAGAGTGTGAGGGTGCTACATTAGAAGTAAGTTCAGGCGGTTTGGCTAGAATCAATTTTAAAGTTGATGAGTATAATGCCACATATTACTTAGTTGCTGAACAAGATGTGTAATGGAAGAATATGTAGATAAGTCTAGAGTATCCGTTAGACCAATCTATAAACCATTGGCTAAGGATATAATAGAAAAAAACCATTATAGTGGTAGGTTGTCATCTTGTCGCTATCCTCTTGGAATCTTTTATCAAACTGATAATGAACACAAATTCTTTGCAGAAGCTGAAGAGAAACTTGTGGGAGTTGCATGTTATGGTTTTCCTGTTGGAAGAAGAGTTCTCGGTTCTATCTTCTCTGAAGAAATATTAGAGAATAAAAACATATTAGAACTTACGAGACTCTTCATCCACGATGGATATGGCAAAAATATTGAGTCTTTGGCATTGGGATTGACTTTCAAATGGTTGAAAGAGAACGCTCAAAATATAAAGGTTCTAATATCTTATGCTGACCCTGAACAATCACACGATGGTGCTATCTACCAAGCAACTAATTGGATATATCAAGGTTGTGGTGCTTTTCAAATGGCGCCAACCTATTCTCTGAGATTAGAAGAAGATGGAGAATGGATACATAGTAGAAGTGTTTATTCTAAATTTGGTTCATCAGATCCTAAGAAAATGGTTAAGGCTATTGGACACGACTTTTGGTTGAAGAAAGAAGCTAGTAAACATAGATACATTTACTTTCTTGGTAATAAAAAAGAGAATAGAAAATTTCATAGTGTTATGAAACATCCTGAAATGGACTATCCTAAAAACTATAAACACGATATTGAAATAACAAAAGTAGAGGTTAATAACGAAAAATGGAAAGATTAGATAATACCTTATGGGTTGAAAAGTATCGCCCTAATTCACTTGAATCTTATATAGGAAATGAACATCTAAAAAGTAAGGTTAAGGTTTATTTAGAGAGTGGGGATTTGCCACACCTTTTATTATATGGTAGGGCAGGTACAGGTAAAACCACTCTTGCTAAATTGCTTGTCAATAATATAGATTGTGACCACTTATATATTAACGCTTCAGATGAGAATAGTGTTGATGTAGTTCGTAATAAGGTTCGTGGTTTTGCTTCTACTATTGGATTCAAAGATATGAAAGTTGTTATATTAGATGAGTGTGATTATATCACACCTAACGCACAAGCGGCTTTGCGTAACCTTATGGAGACTTTTTCTAAACATACTCGTTTCATATTGACTTGTAACTATGTAGAAAGGATTATCGATCCAATACAGAGTCGTTGCCAACCATTTCAGATAGTACCACCATCAAGAAAAGAAGTTGCTATTCACCTAAACGAAATCTTAAAAGGAGAGGGTGTTGGGTTCGAAGTTGATGATGTAGCTACATTGGTTAATGGTGGCTATCCTGATATTCGTAGAGTTATAAACTTTGCTCAAAGGCAAGTAGTTGATGGTAAGTTGTCAATCGACCAAGATAATTTAGTTGCAGTTGATTTGAATGTAAATGTATTTTCTACTCAAGTTGTCAATGTATTGAAAACACAAAGTAAGAAAGACGCTTTTGTGACTATAAGAAAGATGTTAGGTGATAATCAAATATCAGACTTTGCTGATGTGTTCCGTTTGTTGTATGATGAAGTTGATGATTATGGTAAAGGACACGTAGCAGAATGTATATTGACTATTGCTAAATATCAATTATCAGATGCGCAGGTTGTTGATAAAGAAATAAATGTGATGGCTATGATGATAGAATTGTTGGGAATTATAAAATGAGGGTGTTAGTAATCGGAGATAGTTGCCAAGATATATTTGTTTATGGTGATATAGATAGGATATGTCCTGAAGGACCTGTTCCAGTGTTCAATAGAGATTGGGAAAAGGGTAATAATGGGATGGCTCTGAATGTAGTGGCTAACTTAGAATCATTGGGTGCTGAAGTAAAATATGTCACTAATCAAGTGGGTATAGTTAAAACCAGATATGTTGATAAACGCTCCAACCAACTTGTTATGAGAGTCGATGACAATGATAGATGTGATAGGATTGAAAAGGATTATTTATATAAGATAAGAAATAATGCTGTGGGTGATTGGAAGTTTGATGCTTTAGTGGTTGCTGATTATAACAAAGGATTTTTAGATGAGGAAGATATAGCTTACCTTTGCCAAAACAACACTAATGTATTTATAGATACAAAGAAACCAATCGATGAATATATGACAGAGTGTTCTTATATAAAGATAAATGAATTAGAATACAAAGCTATTAAAGAGAATGCTATAACTAATTGGTATGATGATAAATTAATAGTTACTCTCGGAGAAGATGGATGCCAGTATGATGGAAAAATATACGACACAACTAAAGTTACAGGAGGAGATGTATCAGGCGCAGGAGATACTTTTATGGCGGCTTTAGTTGTGAAGTATGGTGAGACTAATAAAATACAAAGGGCTATAAAGTATGCTCTAAAAGCAGCTACCGAAGTAGTTAAAAAAAGTGGAGTTTCAACAATTACTAAAGAGGAAATAAAATGAGTATGAAACCAATGAAACCAATAAACAAACCAACATCAAATGTAAATGTTACTATGGGAGATACAGAACCATTTGTATGTGAGGATTGTGGTAATGCTGTATTTATACCAGCAGTATTTCTAAGGAGATTGTCGCCAATCGTATCACCTACAGGTAAAGAAGCTATGATTCCAATACAGGTTTATAGTTGTGGTAATTGTGGTAAAGTTCCAAGCACATTAATGAAGGAATTTGATGGCGAAAGTTAAAAAGAAAAGTTTATTCGATCACGTTAATGCTGTCACGAGTCAGCAACATCCTAATTATTGGGATGAGATTTCTGATGATGACAAAAAGTCGTGGTCAAATTTTATGGTTAATAGGTTTCTTTCTATGAAGCCTGAGTGGATAGAACTTGTGAATGAGGTTCAGAAATATCCACTAAAACCAAAAGAGCTATATAAAGTTTATATAGATTTTTTACCAAAGAAGAAACAATGGTTAAAATATATCAAAGGAGATAAAAAGATGAAATATCCAAAATGGGTATTAGAAATAGTTTCTAAACATTTACAATGTAGTGTTAGAGAAGCGAGTGACGCCGTAGAGATGTATGAAATATCAGCTGGCGGACAATCGGAATTAGCAGATATTTTAGGAAAGTATGGAGTTGAACAAAAGGAGATTCGTAAGCTCGGTTTAATATCATAGAAATGAGCGTAAAGAACTTCACAGTTGAAGAAGTACCTAGAAAATCAGTAGTAAAGTTTATAGAGAAACATCACTATTCACACAATGTAAATGGTGTCCAATCTTTATATCATTATGGATTATTTACAGAGGGAAATTTCGGAATACCTAAAATGATTGGGGCTATGATGTATGCTCATCCATCAATGCCAGCTACAGCAGCTAAATACAATCCAATTAATCCCACTAAGTGTTTAGAACTTAGAAGATTAGTTTGTATTGATGCCACACCTAAAAACACAGAAAGTTTTTTTATAGGACAGACATTTAAATTACTAAAAAGAGATACAGATATGGAAGTTATAGTTTCGTTTGCTGACCAACATCACGGACATACGGGTGTGATTTACAAAGCTACTAACTTTGATTATTTAGGTGAGACATCGAGAGGTAGGATACTAATGGTAGATGGTAAAGAAATGCATAGTAGGTCTTTGAATCAATTAGACAGGCCGTATGGAAGAGAATTAAAACGAAGATACGAAGCTGGTGATGAAAATATATTTTGGAAGAACACAAAACCAAAGCATATTTATGTATACTATCTTAATAAAAAAATTAAAAGACAAATAAAAAAGCTTGACTTGTATACATAAAAATGTGTATATTTAACTGTAAATTGGGGTGTTATAATGAGTAATATAAAAGAATCTAAAAACAAAAAAGAGGTAAATTCTTATTTAACAGGTGATAATGGTGACATTGTAACAATGATGGAAAAAGAATGGCCACAAATGACGGCTGAGTTTCGTAAATTACAAAGAGAACAATATGAGTTGTTCTTACACAAACAACACGACTACGGTCCAGGTAATATTTCAGTTGGAACACAATTACAAACACCCGAAGAGATACAATTATCTCTTACAGGTCTATGGTTCAGAATGAATGATAAGATACAGAGACTAAAGAATTTATTGATGAGTGGTCGTGAAAATGCTGTAGAAAATGAACCGATGGAAGATGCTTTTCTTGATGTATCCAACTATGGTATTATGGCTACAATCGTAAAGAATGGTAAGTGGGGTAAGTGATGGCAAAGTATAAACCTAAATACAGACTTGAAGTGGAAGAAGGTCACTACGAAAATGATAATTTGTTTTTCTTAATATGTCAGGTGTTACTACATAGATTCTGGCATTTAATTAATTATGGCGAATGGGCTGATTAGTGAATAAGATAAGTTATAGTCAATATTCAATGTGGGCTCAATGTCCACATAGATGGAAAACTGCGTATGTAGATGGTAAGAGAGAGTATACAGAAAGTATACATACTCTTTTTGGTACATCGATGCACGAAGTTATACAGACATTTCTAACTGTTATGTATGAAGATACTGCCAAAGCAGCTGAAGCTCTACCATTACCTGAAATGTTAAGAATTAGAATGAAGAGAAATTACGAAGATGCCCTAACAAAGAATGGTGGTGTTGAGTTCTGTACTCAAGCTGATATGGTAGAGTTTTACAAACACGGATTACTGATATTAGATTTCATAAAAAAGAAAAGAGCTCAATACTTTAGTAAGAAAGGTTATGAGTTAGTTGGTATAGAAGTTCCTTTGGAATATGATTTGCCAAATGGTGTTAAGTTTATTGGTTATATCGATGTAGTAATTAGAGATACAGTTAGAGATGTAATTAAGATATATGATATAAAGACTTCCACTATGGGTTGGAACAAATATATGAAGGCTGATAAAATCAAAACAGACCAATTATTATTATATAAACAATTCTATTCAAAACAATTTAATCATCCAATGGATAGGATAGAAGTTGAATACTTTATTGTAAAAAGAAAATTATATGAGAACTTAGACTTTCCACAAAAGAGAGTTCAGAAGTTTGCACCTGCAAATGGAACACCATCTATTAACCAAGTCACAAAAAGATTGAGTGAATTTATGGAAGAATGTTTTAAACCTGATGGAGAATACAACACCGAGCATATTTATAGTAAAGTGGCATCTAAGAAAAATTGCAGATTTTGCGATTTTAATCAAACAGAATATTGTGACGCAGGAGTTAAGTGATGAAAGTAAATCTACGGATGAATCTAGCTCATTTTTTATACAAACCTTTTGAAGAAGAGGTGATAAATAAATTAGAGAAAGCACATAAAGATAATGTTAAATTTTATTTGATATTATGGTATAAAGAGGGTTCTTTGAAACCTAAAGATTTAAAAGATTTTATGCTGAAGTATGAATCTAATTTACATTTTAAAACTAATATAGTTGTAGGAGACACACTAAAACCTAATGACTTTATTTGGTACGATATAACAGATAAATATGGATTAGATGGTAATCAAGTTAGGTTTCAATATACTTATAGTAAACCGGAAAGTATTTTAAAAGGTTTGGATGAGTTTCATAAATGTGCTAAATTTTGTTCATCCGATAAACCACCCAAAAGACAAAAGAGGAATGACTATGAAAGTAGCGATAGTAGGAAGTAGGCAATATACAAATAAAAGAAAGATTCAAGAATTTGTATTTAAGTTGAAACAAAAATATGGTGAAAAATTAGAAATAGTAAGTGGTGGACAAAAAGAGGGTGCTGATGGGTATGCTAAAAAGTATGCTCTTGAATTTGATGTAGATTATTCAGAGTTTCCGCCAGCACATTACAGTCATAATATACATTGTGTTTTACCAAAATACAGATATGGCAAGGCTTTTTATAAGAGTAATTATCACAAAAGGAACGCACAGATAGCTGAACATTGTGATGTTATGGTGGCATTTTTACCTAAAAATACTATGTCTAAAGGTACAGAAAGTGCTCTAAATGAAGCTAAAGAAAAACAAAAAAAATATGTAATAATAAGTTAGTTCTTATATACTTATATACATATATACGGAGGAAACTTTATGTTGAAATTGACATCCGTAAAGTTATTGGACAATCTTTATAAAAAATTTAAGATAAGTAATTTAGATGATAGCTTTACCTTACAAAAATTAGTTAATCGTTCTATGGATATGTATGTTCACGACAAAGAGTTTAGAACATCGATTAACGAATGGAAAAACCTTAAACCAAGTGGGAGTGCATTATGAATGAAAAATTAGAAAAAGCATTGAATCAAATAGTCAATCTTTTAAGTTCAATGAATGAAAGATTGCAAAATATAGAAAATGCAATAAAAAAACAAAAGAGTAAGTAAGTATGAATAAGTGGTTAAAAGCAGAGTTAGATTATTGGCAATCTCAAAAGTCTCAATCATTGGCTACGCTAGAATTATACTTTAATGATTCAGTAGGTATTGGAGAACATTCTGATATATCTAAGGAAATACACGATTGGACAGGTAAATTGTCTGAAGCTATAGAAAACTTACAAAATCTACAAGAATACTTTGCAAAAGATGGGAAAGTAAAAACAGAAAAAATGTTATTAAAAGATTAAGAGGGTTATATGCAAAATAAAAAGAAGATACTACTTCTTTCAGATGATATGAGAATGTCGTCTGGAGTTGGTACGATGTCTCGTGAATTTGTTTTGGGAACATTGGAACACTACCAATGGGTTCAGATAGGTGGGGCAATCAAACATCCAGATGAAGGCAAAATCGTTGATATGAATGAGTCTGTCAGAGAGGAGACAGGTATTAAAGATGCTTATCTTAAAATATATCCTGTTAGTGGATATGGTAATGGTGACTTATTAAAAGAAGTTCTGAGGATGGAAACTAAAGATGGTGTTGGTGTCGATGCTATACTTCACTATACAGACCCAAGGTTTTGGGGATGGTTATATCAAATGGAGCATGAGATACGACAAAATATTCCAATATTCTATTACAATATTTGGGATGATTTGCCTTATCCAAGATGGAATGAACCATTCTATGAGAGTTGTGATTTGATTATGAATATATCTAAACAGACAGTTAATATTGTTGATAATGTTTGTCAGAAAAGACCAAGAACAGATTGGGATAATACTTATGTACCTCACGGAATCAATGAAGATAATTTTTATCCTGTTGATGAACTGAATATGAAAGAGTGGGGTGATTTATTACAATTCAAAAGAACTGTAACGCAGGGTAGAGAGTATGATTTCATAGTCTTTTGGAATAATAGAAATATTAGAAGAAAATTACCTGGTGATGTTGTGATGTCATTCAAACAATTTTGTGATACTTTACCAAAAGAACAAGCTAAGAAATGTGCATTAATAATGCACACTCAACCACGCGATGAGAATGGTACAGATTTGCCAGCATTGGTTGAAGAACTCTGTCCTGATTATGATGTTATATTTTCACACAAAAAGTTAAGTGACAAAGAGATGTGTTATATGTACAATTTAGCTGATGTTACAATGAATATGGCGTCTAATGAGGGATTTGGTTTAGGAACTTGTGAGTCGTTGATGTGTGGAACACCAATATCTGTAACTGTTACTGGTGGATTACAAGACCAAGTTGGATTTAAATATAAAGATAAATTCATAACTTATGAAGATTACGAATGGATACACTCTTTACACGATGAATTTAAATGGAAAGATAATCCTGATTTAACTTGGGGTGAGTGGTGTAAACCAGTTTGGCCGTCTAATAGGAGTTTGCAGGGTTCAGTTCCAACACCATACATTTATGATGACAGACCTCGTTCAGAGGACTTTGCTGCTGCTATAAAAGAGTGGTATGATATGGGTGCTGAAGAAAGAAAAAGATGTGGTAGGTTAGGTCACGAATTTGTTATGAGTGATGATGCTATGATGACTGCTAAAGCTATGTCAGGTTTATTTATGGAACATATGGATAGGGCTTTTGATAAATGGACACCACGTAAACGTTACACAATTTTTGAAGGGTAGGAGTTAGAATGAAACCATTAATGTTAATTACAGGACCTGTTAATACTAGAAGTGGATATGGTTCGCATAGTAGAGATTTGGTTAGAAGTCTAATAGCTATGGATAAGTTTGATATAAAAATAGCTTCAATGAGATGGGGTAATTGCCCAATGAATGTATTAGATGATAAGAATCCAAATGATAAGATAATATTGGATAGAATACTTAATGCAAATGAGATGGCAAGACAACCTGATATACATATCCACATATCAGTTCCAAATGAATTTGCACCTTTGGCAAAATACAATATTGGAATAACCGCTGGTATAGAAAATACAGCACCAAAAGCTGAGTGGATTAAAGGTATGAATATGATGGATTTAAATATTGTTCCATCTAAGTTTACAAAAGAAGTATTTAAAAAAACCATATATGAACAGATGGATGAAAAAACAGGTCAAAAGACTGGTGAACTAAAACTTACTAAACCTATTGAGGTTTTGTTTGAGGGTATTGATACAGATATTTATAAAAAAACAAATGAAATATCGGATGAATTAAATGATGAGATGAAGAAAATTCCTGAGAAATTTGTATTTCTTTATACTGGTCATTGGTTACAGGGTGGTTTAGGAGAAGATAGAAAAGACACTGGTATGTTGGTAAAGACTTTTTTAGAGTCATTTAAAAATCACAAAAGACCACCAGCACTTTTAATGAAAACGAGTGGTGCTACTTTTTCTATTATTGATAGAGATGATATAAAAGGAAAAATAGAAGAGATTAAAAAGACAGTAAAAGGTAGACTTCCAAATGTTTATTTTTTACACGGAGACTTAACTGATAAAGAAATGAATGAAATGTATAATCACCCAAAGGTAAAAGCGCATGTTACTTTTACTCACGGTGAGGGATTCGGTAGACCTTTGTTAGAAGCCAGCGTATCAGAGAAGCCTGTTATTGCTCCTAATTGGAGTGGACAGGTAGACTTCTTAAATAAACAAAATGCTGTATTATTGCCAGGCTCTATGACAAAAGTTCCACCATCAGCATTTCCAAAAGATATGTTGGTAGAACAGGCGCAATGGTTTACAATAAACTATCAGTACGCTTCTCAAATGTTAAAGACTATATTCAAACAAAAAAAGAATTACACCTTTAAAGCTAAGAAGCTTGCTATGTTCAATAGAGGAAATTTCTCTCTGAAAAAGATGGATAAGAAGTTTGAAAATATATTAGATGATTATCTACCTAAGTTTGTAGAACAAGCACAGCCAGTTAATTTAAAATTACCTAAATTAAAAAAGGTGGGTGAAGAAAAACCTGCTGAACCAACTAAAATGAAACTACCGAAATTGAAAAAGGTTTAATATGTCAGAACACGTAGAAGTAAAAACAGATTGTCCTTTATGTGCAGAGATGCACAGTAATTGTTTCGTAGAATCAACAGAGATAGAGGGTAAACCATTTGATTCTTACATATGTTTTCAATGTGGTATGACATCAAATTCTTATTTGGCATTCGATAGTGAAAAGTTAGAAGAGTATACGAAAAGCCATACTAAACTGATGAATGATTTAAAGATTTTTGATAAAAAAAGAGGTATAGTTTGGTTTCCATCTGTAATTAATATGGGAGAAAAGGGAGTAATTTATCCAGAGGGTGATGTCAGTAATTGGCATTGGTACTACGCTTCAGTTGTAGAAATACCTGAAGAAGAAAGACATAAATACGATGGTCACGAAAAAAGATTGGATGTTGAGAATCCACAAAAGTTTGGACAATTTGAATTTATGGAAGCCTGTAAAGCTATGGGAATAATAAAAGACAATGGCTAAACTACCATATAATTGGGCAAAAGTTAGTGCTGGTGATATTATATCATTTGTTTATGAAACAAAAGAGGGTAGGAGACTTCGTAGAACTATACTTGTTTTAGAACCTAATAGAAAAAAGTTATTACACGGAATTCAGTTAGAAGTATCTAATGTTCCCACTAATAGAGAAATCAAAAAGCTATTAGAGAAAGCTGGAGAAACTCAGATAGTTGATGAAAATAAAAAGATATACAAAGTTTTATTGGATGGAACTTCAAAAGCAGTTTATAGTAGATTAAAAAGACTAATTAAAAGACACGATATTTACAGAACTTATACCTTAGAAAAAGCTAAAAAGAGTCAAGTATTTTTAGAGGATTTAAGACTACCAACACAATTTGTAGAAGAGTTGAAGAATGAAAATTAGTTATGGGATTACAGTACACAATGAGGCTGATGAATTAAATAAGTTATTAGAGGTATTAGTACATAAGACAAATTCTGAAGATGAAATAATAGTTTGTATCGATGATACAAATGGTGAAGATGACGCAGTAAGATTCGTATTAGATAGTTGGACTCAACAATATGCTCATAGTAAAATGATGAAAGTATATCAGAGGAAACTTAATAAAGACTTTTCTGCTCAAAAAAATTCAGTTATAGAAAACGCAGTAGGTGATTACATATTTCACATTGATGCTGATGAATATCCACACAATTTTTTAGTTTTACAATTACATAGAATATTGGAGATGAATGAGGGTGTTGATTTAATTTGGGTGCCAAGAGTAAATACCATTGATGATATGGAACAAAAACATATAGATAGATGGGGATGGAAAGTCTCTGAGAATGGTTGGGTAAATTATCCTGATTATCAAGCGCGTGTATTTCGTAATGATAAAAACATAAGATGGACAAGACCACTTCACGAATATATCACTGGTTGTAAAACTTACGCACATTTGCCACCACAAGAGGAGTTGAGCTTATATCATCCAAAAACTATAGATAAACAAGAAAAACAAAATATCTTTTATAATCAAAACTTTAGTGCAGAGATGAATGTAAGGAGAGGAACTTGATTTTCTTTAGAATTGTGGGTGACAAATTATATCACTCTGGCGAAGTTGAGAACTTAGGTTTTGAAGAATCTGAGGGAATTAGGATTCCTGATGAATATCTTGAAAAAGGTGAATTTACAATTATGAGAACTTGTCACGGAATTGGTGATTGGGCAATCATATCAGCGATGCCCAAATTATTAAAAAAGAAGTATCCAAATTGTAAAGTATATGTTCCATCAGTAAAATTATTAGAAAAAATCTGTGGAGATATTGGTGACCAATGGGGAACTTGGAAAGACCCTTTTGAAAATGCAATCAATGTATTCAAACATAATCCATATGTGGATGATTTTGTAGATAGTGTAGGTGATGAGATATTTCACGACCACTATAGAGTTTATGATAAAAACTGTGCCGATATTCCATTGGTAGAACAAATGTTAAAGTTTTGGCAGTTTGAAAAAGATGAATTGTCAGACTCTAAGCCAGAGATATATTTTAGTGAAGAAGAAATGGAGATGGGTGATAAAATTATCAATGAATATACTGATGGGAAAGACTTCGGTTGTTTACTTATATCAGATAGATATGATTACTCTATGGATAGATTGATAGAGGGTGTTATAGACCCAACCATAAAACATTTCTATTGGACAGAAAGACCAATTGAACAAACTTCATTTAATTTTATTGATAAGGCTTTGGATATGAGACATATGCCAGTTAGAATGCAACTCTATATCAAATCTAAAGCTAGATACAATGTCGGCAATCAATGTGGTACATCACAATTGTTAGTCAGATATTCAGATGTATTTTCTGTACAGAGACAATTTCCTTTGGCTGGTAATTTTGTCAGAGGTGAAATTTATTTAACAGATAGTAAAGTTAGGTCAATATTAAATGGGTTGCCCGATAAATCTGAATCTAAAACTACAACTAGTAAGAAATTCAAAGCCGATTTTATTAACTATTTTAGTGATGACAAATATAAATCTATGTCAATTTTAGAAGTTGGTTCTTCATTAGGACATAGTACAAAAATGTTGAGCCATTTGTTTAGAGAAGTTACAGCATTAGACAATCTATATGAAAGACACGAACAATCAAAGCAATTAAATTCTGATAGACATAACATACATTATGTTGTGATGGATGTGTACACACAATCTTGGGAACAATTTGGTAAGATGGATGCTGTATTTATAGATTGTGTTCACGACTATGCTCACATAAAAAGTGATATAGAAAATGCTCTAAAATTTGGAAAGGGAACTATAATTGCTTTTGATGATTATGGTTTGTTTCCTGATTTAAAACAATGTATAGATGAGTATGTTAATATGGGTAAGTTAAAAGTTTTGAAAAAGATAGGACAGTTAAAAGGAACTTTCTATCCCACAACACAAAACAAAGTGTTAAAAGATTATGAGGGTATAATATGTCAGAGCGTATAATTTACACTTCTGTATTCGGTGGATATGACAATGTTGTAGAGCAGAGTTCTGATGGTTGGGATTGGAAATGTTTTAGTGAAGAAACACATATTCCAATATACGAAGATAATAATAGGAACGCTAAGAAGTTCAAAGTCTTACCACATAGATATTTAAAAGATTACGAATACAGTGTGTTTATAGATGGGAATATGAGTGTCGTAGGAAACTTAGATGAGTTGGTGGATAAATATTTGAAGGATTCTAATGTCGCTTTCTTTAGTCACAATAACAATTATTTAGATGCTAGAAATTGTCCTTATCAAGAAGCTCAAACCATACTTGATTTGGGAGCTAAGAATATGAAACTTACACCTGAAAGAGGTATGTTGAATTACAAAGACGATCCTTATCTGATTCAAAAACAGATGACTAAATATTCTATGGTGGGGTTTCCAAAAGACAATGGATTAATTACTGGTATGGTTATTTTAAGGAGACACAACGAAAAAGATTGTATAGAAACAATGGAAGATTGGTGGACAGAAATTAAATATGGTAGTAAGAGAGACCAGTTAAGTTTTAATTATTGTGCTTGGAAGAACAATCTGAAATTTAATTATATGGATGGAGATTCCAGAGACAATGAATATTTTAATAGAAGTACTGGAGCACACATAGGAAAGAAATGAAGAATATAATTTTTATACCCTACATAAAAAGAGAAAAAGATTTGACTGGCAAATCAAGCATTGGACATTCAAACAGACATCAAGGTTATGAGTATGGTATAAACTCTTGGAAAGCGTGGGCTAAAAAAAATGGTCACGAAGTCTATATTATGTCAGACTTATTATGTGATGAATCTGAAATGTTAATAACTTGGCAAAGATGGCAAGTCTTAAATATATTAGAACATAATGAAATAGACTACGACCAAGTATTAGTTGTCGATGCTGATTCAATAGTTCATCCTGATTGTCCTAATTTCTTTGAGATGACGGATGGTAAATTCACAAGCACATTAACTGATGGTGACTTTGAATGGATTAACAGAGCTATAAATGGTTACTCTAAAATGTTTTGGAACAAAGAGTTTTGTATACCATCTTTTGAGTTCTTTCAAACTGGCTTTGTTATTATTAATTCAGAGCATCAAAAGTTCTTCGATAAAGTATTTGATTTTTATGAAGAAAACAAACAAAAAATTATCGATTCGTATGATATATTACTAACTGGTAGTGATATAACACTAATGAATTGTATGAGAAAAGAGTTTGGTTTAGAGATGAAACTTTTACCGAGACAATTTGGTATGATGGATATGGTTAGGAAACAATTATTTCATTGGCATCCAGATTGTTTTTGGGAAGATAGTTTAACAAACCTTTACAATTCAGGTTGGGTTTATCAGTTCAATGCTATACCACCAAGTGAAATTGGAAGAGATAGAACTTATTGGATGAAACGTGTATATGAGGAGTTATATAAATGAGAGTACTTTTAACTGGTTCAGAGGGATTTGTTGGTAAGAGTGTATATAAAAAACTAAAAACAATAGAAGATGTCAGTAGCATAACTTGTATTGAAAAAGATTATATGAATCACATTGGTTGGGAAACCACTTTATCTAAGGCTGTGGAACAATCAGATGTTATATTACATATCGGTGCTATTTCTGATACTATGTTGAAAGACCCAAATGAAATGTTAAAATACAATTATGTTTTTAGTAAAGAGTTGTTTGATTTGGCATTTATATATGAGAAAACAGTTGTCTATTCATCATCTGCTGCTAATACTGGCGACAAAGGATTACCATCAAATATTTATGGGTGGTCTAAATACATAGCTGAAGAGTATGGAATTGCTGCACTTGATGACTTCTACGCTCTTAGATATTTCAACGTGTATGGACCTGGAGAAGAACATAAAGGTAAGATGGCTTCCGTAGCACACCAAGCCCATTCAGTTGGTAGGTTTATGTTATTTCCCAAAAAACCTCTGAGAGATTTTGTTTATATAGATGATGTTGTTGATGCCACTTTGTATCCTTTGTTTAATGATATTCCTTGCGGTGTATATGAAGTTGGTAGTGGTGAAGCTCGATCGTTTGAGGATGTATTAGAACTAATGGAAATACCATATGAATATAAAGGTGAGTATGAAATACCAAAAGGCTATCAGTTCTATACAAAATCAGATGAGAAGAAATTTATGGATGGGTGGAAACCAAAATACAATTTGGAAAAGGGGATAAAAAAATACAAAGAATATCTCAATGAAAGCATGTAGACATTTCAAAGGAGACAGACCTTGCAAATATTATTGGATAGATAGGTCTTGGGATTGTTTTGAATGTGAACACCATAATCCATATAACGAAAGAATACTATTAATAAAATTAGATGCTTTAGGTGATGTGGTTAGAGCAACTGCTCTAGCAGAGGGAATTAAAAAGAAGTATCCTAATTGCCAGTTAAGTTGGATTACTGTAAAAGATGCTATGTTTTTTGTAGAATCAAATCCATTTGTAGATAGAGTTTTAGAATACAATACTGAAATAGTAAGACAATTACAATTTGAAAAATTTGATACAATTATAAATTTAGATAAAGACCCAAAAGCCACATCAATGATGATGTCTTTTAATTCGGAAGATAAGAGAGGTTATGGTTTAAGTTCTGAGGGGCACGCCACACCTTTGAACGATGGGGCTAAATATCACTACAATATTTGTTTGGATAATTGGGGTGGAAAAACTAAAAATACAAAGAGCTATCAAGAGTTGATATTTGAAATGGCTGAGTTAGATTATGATATGGAGAAACCATTTTTTGAATTAGATTCTGTTAAGTTCAAAAACTTTGAATCAAAATTTCTATATGACGATGATAATGAACAGCCTTTGTATGTAAAAGATTTAGTAATACTAAACACTGGTTGTGGACCTGTCTACCCACATAAGAAATGGACTTATGATGGATACAATGAACTTATAAAACTTTTATCAAAAAATAGTGAGTGTGTTGTTTTACTGTGTGGTTCAAAATCTGAAGTTGAGTTAAATAAAAAATTGTATGAGGAAAATAAATCAGACAGTTTAATAAACCTAACAGATAATTATACATTAGAAGAGTTTAGTTATTTAATTAAAATGGCAAGTGTTATTGTCACAGGAGATACAGTTGCTTTACATATGGCTATTTCATTAGGAACAAAGATAGTTAGTTTTTTTGGTCCGACACCACATCAAGAAGTAAACCTTTTTGGTTTAGGAATTAAGTTGGTTAGAGAGGAGTTGGATTGTTTAAATTGTTACGACCAATTTCCGTGTCCTTATGATGGTAAATGTATGAGTTTAATATCAGCTAAAGATGTACATAAATCTATAAGAAGAGTTTTATTAGGAGGAACGTATTGAGTTTAGATATAATTTTTGCAGAATTTGGCAGTAGAGACAAAGCAAATCAGAAGTGGTCAAATCCTATAGGTAGATTAGACCCAACTTATCAGAGTGTAAAATCTTTCTTTCCCGAAGCTAATATAATTTGTTATAGTGATGATGAATCTATTGGAGATGGATACGATGTGGAAGTTAGACATATAGATTCTGAATCAACACCTTTCGATAAAGATTACAGAGAGGGTAGTGGTAAGTTAAAATGGGGCTACCATTGTTGTGATTACTATCAGATAAAAGGTTTACTTGAATCTACAGCAGATGTAGCTATAGCGATGGATTCTGATTTGATGTTTGTTTCAGATGAAGTTAAAACTTTAGTGCCAATAATAAAAAAGTTTGGAATTTGTTGTCCACAAAACGAAAGACAAATGGTTAAAGTCGATGGATTATATACTCGTGGAAATGATGGAGATTATCATATCGGAGAAGATGAAAGTCGTGGCAATATATTGACTTATGATTTGTGGTGGACAGGCTTTCTCACAGAAGATAATAGAGGCAGGGCTTATCTAAGTGAGTTTCTTAGATTGATGAAAGAGAATCCAAAGAGGGGTCCTTTACAATTAACCAGAGCAGCTTGGAATACAGGAGTATATCCGTATCCAATGCCAAAACAATGGGGAGTTGGTGTTGGGCACGTAGGTTGTGGAAATGAAATAATATTACACGTTGGTCACGATGCTGTACAAGACCACTATTTAGAACGGAGAATATAATGAAAATATATTGTATACTAATGGATACAGTTCCGAGAGATGGAAGAATAGTAAATGCTTTTCGCAGTAAAGGAGTGGAATTTTCAGACCACATAACTTGTAGCTCTACTGTACCAACTCTTATAACTATGTTTAGTGGTAAGACACCAACGGAGATGTACGGAATAGGTGGAGTTGGTCACTCACATACATACGATAGATTAGTATCAGATAAAAAAGTGTGGGATGAACAGATGTTATTTCATATGATTCCTGATGATTGGGCGATACATATTCATTCAATGCCATTGACTAGAGGAGACCACGGAACAGGTGATGTTTCTAATCCTAGTTTCAAACTTTTACCTGATGATATATGTGGTAGAACAAATAATATGCGATATTATAATTACGATGATTCGCACGATGAAGATAATTTTATGAAGAAGATGCAAAATATACCAAAAGTTAGAGTAGGTCCTGATTTGAAAATAGATGAAAAATTTGATAAAGATACAAATCATCTTATAGTTTTGAAGTGGAATCATTACCACGATGCTTCTAGAGGTAAATTTATTAAATATGGTGGAACTGATATTCCATCTACTTCAGATGCTATAATAGATATGTACGCTGATATGATAAAACAAATGGATTTTGAAGAACCAGATTCTTTGTTTTGGGTATTTGCAGACCACGGAGAACCACATAATATTAGTGAGATGATGCCACCACCAGATTCTTGGTTGGCTTGGTGTGGTGTTAAAGATAATATATCTAATCAAAAAGTAACTAAAAAAATAATAGGATGTGATGATTTTAAGAACACAGTTCTAAATAGAGTATACGATACAAGTAAGGAAGATGAAGAATATATCCCTTTACCAAATGATGTTTTGTCAGATTTGGATATGAATAGAATTTATGTTCGTGAAGATGGAAGAAGTGCTGTTAGCCCTAACTTTGCTTCAACAGTATCTGCTATAAAGGCTTTGGATGAACATCGGTATATACAATATGTAAATCATTCACCAAACGCACATAAAAGACAATTTCATAATCAAGAAGAAAGAATTATTATCTATAACAAAACAGAAAATACTATCGATACACCAAATGTACCACAATATCACATTGGTGCAGAATTAAAACAACATCTTTTGGATGGGCCTTGGGAATGGTATTTTAGGAAAACAGCTGATGAGTGATGTTTATGTTGGAATGTGTGCTGATTTAATTCATCACGGACATCTTAATATAATAAAGGAAGCTAAAAAATACGGAGATGTTACAGTTGGTTTACTTACTGATTCTGCTATAGCTAGTTACAAAAGACTACCTGCTTTAAGTTACGAAGAAAGAAAAATAGTTGTAGAGAATATAGTCGGTGTCAGTAAAGTTATACCACAAAAGACATTGGATTATATACCTAATATAGAAGAACTAAAACCAAAATATGTGGTGCACGGAGATGATTGGAAAGAGGGAGTTCAAAAGCAAGTTAGGCAAGGAGTGATTGATAAATTAGAAGAGTGGGGTGGTGTAGTTATTGATGTTCCATACACAAAAGGAGTATCATCTACTAAATTACATAATCACTTAAAAGAAATTGGAACTACTCCTGATGTAAGAAGAAAGATGTTGAAAAGATTGATAGAGTCGAAACCGATAGTGAGAGTTTTAGAAGCTCACAATGGATTGACTGGTTTGATTGTAGAAAAGACAAAGGTTGGTAATGATGAGTTTGATGCTATGTGGTTGAGTAGCCTAACTCACTCAGCATCTAAAGGTAAGCCAGATAATCAGTATGTAGATATAACCACAGTTAGTCAAACTTTGAGTGAGATATTTGATGTGACAACAAAACCAATGATTGTCGATTTGGATAATGGTGGGATGATTGAACATTTTAAGTTTACGATAAGAACTTTAGAACGAATGGGTGTATCTTCAGTAATAATTGAAGATAAGATTGGTTCAAAAAGAAACTCTCTATTTGATGATACTTCCAATCAAACGCAAGATAAACCAAGTGAATTTGCCAATAAAATATTAGAGGGTAAGAAAACATTAGTTACAAAAGACTTTATGATTATAGCTCGTATAGAAAGTTTTATTTTAGGAAAGGGAGTTGTTGATGCTATTGATAGAGCTTATCTTTATATAGATAGTGGAGCTGATGGTATTATGATTCATAGTAAGAGTGAAGATGTTTCTGAAATACTATCTTTTTGTGAACACTATAAAAAGTTTAAGAAAAAAGTTCCTTTGGTAGTTGTACCATCTACTTATAATAAAGTGGTAGAAAAACAATTAATTGATATTGGAGTTGATGTGGTTATTTATGCTAATCATTTATTGAGAAGTTCTTATCCAGCGATGATTGATACTGCTAAATCAATTTTAGAAAATAAAAGGTCTTATGAGGCTAGTAAAAATTGTCTACCAATAAAAGAAGTATTGGAGTTAATACCAAATGATTAAACTCAAATCAGTTATAGATGATGGTTATAATTTCTTCACAGGCGTACCCGATAGTGGATTGAAACCTTTTATCAAAGAGATACAAAAATCAGAATTTGAACACATACCTGCAACTAATGAGGGGCAAGCGATTGGAATTGCAGTCGGTGCAGAATTAGCTGGTATGAAAAGTTGTGTCTACCTACAAAACTCAGGTCTTGGTAATTGTATAAATCCATTGACAAGTCTATGTATGCCACACAATATACTTCCATTGTTGGTAATAGGACACAGACATACTTTGCCACAACACGCAGTAATGGGTAGGGTGGATAAACAAATGTTAGACCTAATCGGTTATTGGAATTATATAATAGTGGATGGAGACAATAATGTCAAGTAGAAAAGGAGCAATAAAATTTATCTTTGAGAGACATCCCGATGCTATATTCGTAACCAACACAGGTTATATATCTAGAGCAGTTTATGATATGTATCCAAAGAATAAGAATATATTTTATATGCAAGGTAGTATGGGATTGGCTCCGTGTATCGGATTGGGAATGGCTCTTAATACAGATAAAGAGATTGTAGTTTTAAGTGGTGATGCTGCTCTGTTAATGCACTTAGGAATAACTCACACTATAGCTGACAGAGAGTTGGGTAATCTTTTTGTATATGTTTTAGATAATGGATGCCACGAATCAGTTGGTGGATTCTTCAGTTCTCAATTGGAAGATTCTTATTTAGGTATTGATGATATAATTCCAATTAGCAAAGATGGTAAAAAGGGAAGAGTAGAATTAGATTGTGAAAAGAATACAAAACAAATAAAGGAGTTATTTTGAGAGGATATAATGGTACACTATTAGTATGCTCGGAGTCTACTAAAAAATTTATAAATGGTTTTGATAAAGTTAGAGTTGTAAAAGGAGCTCCTGATGCCACTATTTTAGATGAGGTTGGTGCTTATGAAAAGGTTACTGCGATAGGTGGTGGTGCTGTGATAGATACAGCGAAGATATTGGCTAAGAATCCTATAGTTTGCTATCCAACCACAGCAGCTGGTTCTACAGAAACTTCTTGGTCTGTTTATTGGGATGGTAGTAAGAAATGTAGTATAAAAAGACACAAGCCAAGAGATGTTATTATAAATTCAGAGTTTTTAGATTTACCATATAGTGTTGTGGCTGAGACTACATTTGATGTCGTAAGTCATTGTTTGGATAGTTTAAATTCAAAGAAATCTACAGAAGAAAGTATTGGTTATTGTAACAGAGCTCTAAAAATATTAAGAAATAGAGGTAGAGGTAATGTTGATTTAATAAGAGCTGGTCGTGAAGCAGGAAAAGCTATAGAAATTGCTGGCACTAATTTGTTACATTCCCTTTCTTATCCTTTAACAGGATACTATAATGTATCTCACGGATTAGCTTTAGGCTATTTCTTACCAAAGATTTCAAAACTTATGAATAATGATGTAAGTGATATAATAGATGAATATGAAAACTTTACATTTGATTTTAATATTGATATGGAAATGGTAATAGATGAAGCTCTAAAATATGACAAGATTAATGAGAGTAAGATATTTATAGATAAGAAAGTTTTACAGGAGGTTTTAGTATGAGTGAATTATCAATAACAGAAATAGCTTTAAAATACAATTGTGACAAATATGATTTAGGTTATTTAAAACATTACGAAAAGAAATTTGAATCCATTAGAAATGATGTTACTAAGATATTAGAGATAGGTTTAAATACGGGCGGTTCACATTTAATGTGGTTAGAGTATTTTCCAAATGCTATGGTTTATGCCATTGACAACAGAATACTTTATGAAGAGTATGTTACTAATAAACGTACTGGTGGAAGATTGACAATGGTTGATGGATGGGATGACAGAGATGAAAATAGATTGATTGTGTTTAATGGAGACCAATCAAATATTGAAGATTTAAATAACTTTCGTGGTGAGTGTGGTTCAGAATTTGATATTATTATAGATGACGGCGGACACACAATGAGACAGCAACAAACATCTTTTGGATTTCTCTACAATGATTTAAAATCAAATGGAATTTATGTAATAGAAGATTTACATACTGGCAGTAACCAATGGGTAAGTTTATATGGATATGTTGTTATTGAGCAGGGTGATACTTTAACATTAGATTTAATGAAGGACTTTGAAAATAATGATGGTTCAATATTAGAGACTAAACATATAACGAAAGAACGGCTGCTTGATATTAGAGAAAGAATGAATAGTTGTACAGTACAGGTTGGGATGGACTCATATAAAGATTATAAATGGCCAACAACATTAGCTTTTATGGATTTTGAATGAGTAAAGTAGCAGTTATAGTAGAAACGAGAAAACATAAAGCCTTACCTTTTGTTCTCAATAATGTTATGTCAGTTTTGCCAGAAGATTGGGATTTACAGATATTTCACGGCTCTAATAATTTAGATTATATAGATGAAGTAATTTCAGAAAATCCATATTTAGGTGGCAGAGATTTTTTCTGTAATGATTTAGAAATAGACACTATAACTGCTGATGATTCGAGCTTAGAAATTATGCTAACGGAAGATTTTTGGAATAAGGTAGTCGGTGAAACTGTATTGTATTTTGAATGTGATACGATGCTATGTCCTAATTCAGAACATAAAGTTGAGGACTTTGAACACTTTGATTACATAGGTGGTTATTGGGGAAATCAATTAGATATGTTAGACAATGATTACTCAAAGGTTATGAATGGTGGACTATCAATTAGAAAGAAAAGTTTTATGTTGGATATAATTAAAAACGAATTACAACCATATTTAGATAGGGGTGGAAATCCTTGTGAGGATTATTTTGTAACAGATAGGATAAGGACTAAACCAAAGGTAAGAGATGTGTTGAACTTTTCAATAGACAATGGTTATATGTATCCATTAGATGACAAAGCACCATTTGGATTACACAAACCGTGGGGTGCTAATCCAGCAAAAGGTCACGGAAAGTATTATAATGAAATCAAAAAAGTGTGTGAAGATGTAGAGAAATTGGAGATTTATAATGGCGTATAGAGCTGGCGAAACAATGAGATTAGAGGATGTTGATAAATTAGGAATACATCCCACTTTTATTTTAGACATAGGTGCACATTCAGGTCAGTTTCGTGGTTGGGCTAAAAGAGTTTGGCCAGATGTACCGATTTGGATGATAGAAGCTAATCCACTACACGAAAGAACTTTAGAAAATCTTATCAGATTTAGTAATGACCAATATCTAATAGCATCGATGGGAGATGAAGAAAGAGAAGTTACTTTTTACACCCGAAGTGACAAACCACATACAGAGGGTAATTCTTACTACAAAGAACATAACTATTGGGATATACCACAATTGGTACAAGAAACTAAAGTAACATTACAAAAGCTAGATAATTTATTTGAAAATGATGCAGTATTTGATATTATAAAAGTAGATACGCAAGGTTCTGAAATAGATATATTAAAAGGTGGTAAAGATTTAGTTAGTAAAGCTCAAGCGATTATATTGGAAGTGTCTTTTATAGAATACAATGAGGGCGCACCAACAGCTGAAGAGACTATTGATTATATGAATGAAATTGGTTTTGAAGAAAGAATGAGTCTTGGCGAACACTATGATGGAGAAACAATAGTTCAGAAAGATTTATTATTTACAAATAAGGAGTTAGTTAAATGAAGAAAGAGTTTTTAGATTTAGGTAGACAACCTATAGCAAATAAGTTTTTAAAAGAAGATGAAATTAATGATGAGTTCTTCTTTGATTTAAAAGTAGTTTTTGATGAGGAAACTAAGTTGGTTTCTATGAAAGATTTTGTTAAGCCAGAGTTGATGTTCAATGAAGATTATAAATACAATACATCATTGTCTACGCCAATGGTAAATCATTTCAGGCAGACTGCACAAATGTTAGAGAATAGGTTTCAACCAAAGAAAGTTTTAGAGATAGGTTCTAATGATGGGCCTTTCATAAGTAACTTTCCAGTAGAGGATTCTCTGTGTGTAGAACCTTGTGATAATTTTGCAAGAGTGACTGCTGATATGGGATATATGACTAGGACAGAGTTTTGGACAACAGAACTTTCTGATAAGATTAAAGATTCTGATGGGGAAATGGATTTGATTTACTCTGCTAATTGTATATGCCACATACAAGATTTAGATGATTGTTTTTCAGCAGTCGCTAACTTACTTAGTGACAAAGGTGTGTTCGTATTTGAAGATCCTTCATTACTTAGAATGTTAGAGAGAGGTTCATACGACCAAATATATGATGAACACGCACACGTATTTTCTGTAACCGCTTTGGATAATATTCTAAGAAAGAATGGTTTAATTATGTTTGATGTAGACAATCTCTCAGTTCACGGTGGTTCAAATAGAATCTATGCCAAAAAGCCAAACATACCATCGAACAACACTATATCACCTAATGTTTATAACAACCTAAAAGAAGAAGATGAGTTTGGTGTTGGTAATTTTCAGACTTATGAAATATTTGCTAATAGAGTTAAAGAATCTAAAGATAGATTACATAGACAATTAACTAACCTAAGACACAATGGTAAAAAGATAGTCAGTATAGGTGCTACATCTAAATCTACAACAGTGTTTAATTATTGTGGTATTGATAGTTCTGTAATCGATTGTATCACAGATACTACACCAGATAAGCAGGGATTACTAGCGCCAGGTAGTCACATACCTGTAGTTGATAGAGAATCTGTAGACTTAAACGATTATGATTACGCTTTCTTAGGTGCTTGGAATTTCAAAGATGTTATAGCGAACAAAGAAAGAGATTTTGTAAGAAATGGTGGTAAGTTTATTACACACGTGCCAGAAATAATGGTATTTTCGTAAGGAGAATGATATGTATTATAATGAGGATGACAGAGCTCAAAGGTTATTGGATGTTTTTGAAGTTATAGATGGACAAATAAATGTTTCATATGTGAATAGTACAGAACACATTGTTGCTTGGCATAAACACGATATACAATCTGATTATTGGACTTGTCTAAAAGGTTCTTTCAAAGTGGGAATGGCTACGGAAGAAGATGGTTGTGATTTTGTATATCTATCAGATAAAGACCCGAGAGTTATTGAAATGAAACCAGGAGTATATCACGGATATAAAGCATTAGAGCCAGGTTCTATATTACTTTATTATCTAACAGAGAAATATAATCCAGATGATGAGTTTAGAGTTCCAGTAGGACATTTTGGTGAGGAGTGGACAACGGAGAATAAATGACAACAATAGATGATGTTAAACGATTTAATTTAAAATTCATTGATGATCCAGATGGTAGATTAGCGCCCATTGAATTTGATAAGGATGTACCATTTGAAGTCAAAAGAATGTTTTATGTATTTGATGTACACAATCAAAATGATAGAGGCAAGCATAGTCATTACAAAACTAAACAATTATTGATTTCTATAAAAGGTTCTATCAATGTTAAATGTGATGATGGTATGGGCGGAGTTAGAGAATGGGAACTTAGAACACCTTGGAATGCTCTGTACATACCTGAAATGATTTGGGATGAACAAATATACAATTCTAAAGATTCTATATTATTAGTGTTGTCAAATACAAACTACGATCCTTCTGATTATATAGAGGATTATGAAATGTTTAGGAGAGTTAAGAATGGCTGAAACACCAGTTAAAAAAGAAGATGATTGGAGAATGAGAGGAACTATAACTCATAGTCATACACCATATCCGTGGATGACTATAGAAAACTTTCATCCATCAGAACCAATGGTAAGAGCTGCAGCTGAAAGTTTTGATGAGGTAGAAGATTGGGTTAAGTATGGTGGAGATGACGCTGGACAGATTCAGTATTGTTCTAAGTTAGGTCGTGAGAATGTGCCACCACCTGCATTACTTATGTTAGACTACATAGCAACACATTGTAATCCCGATATGATGATGGGATTCGATACTAAATGTTTTCCTGATATGTCTCACTATGGTGGCGGTATGATGATTACACCTAATAGAAATGGAGAGGGTGGTTATTTAGGAATGCACGTTGATGCCAGTCATCACGGAATACATAAAGATTGGAAAAGAGAATTTAGTGCTATCTTATGTTTATCAGAGGATTACGATTCATCTTTCGATTTGGTGGTAAATGATGGAAAGAGAAGAGGAACTGTACCTTACAAATTTAATCAGTTAAATGTATTTAAATGTTCAGAAAACTCTTGGCACGGATTGCCTGAAATAGCGATGGGTAAGGACAGAAAAACATTAGGTGTTATGTTTTGGTCTAAAGATGAAGAGGGTAAACAAATCAGAGCTAAATTCAATAAAGATTTGGAGTGGTAATATGGCAAAGGTATTAGATTTAGAAACATATAAAGCTGGTGTAGGAACTTCTACTAAACCTTGGTGGAAAGATACTGATGAGTCACCTAAAGAACTTTGGGATAAAGTCTATGGTGAAAATTATTTGAACTGGTGGCATCCTGATTCTAAAAGTGGAGAGGGTACTGTAAAAGAAGCCGATAGAAGAATCAAAGTGATAAATAGTATTTTAAAAGATTATGAAATAGAGAACATTTTAGATATAGGTTGTGGTGATTTACATTGGGCAGAGAAACTGAACTTAGATAAAATAAAAAGATACGCTGCAGTGGATGTTTCAGAAGTTTGTGTAGCAGAAAATCTTTATAAAGAAACAGATACTTTAGAAATTTACCAATGTGATATGTCAGACCCAAATGAGAATTACAGATTTTACAGTCCAAGAACTATGAAGTATCCAAAAAATGAATGGGATTTGGTTATGATGTTTGATGTATTGAACCATTGTATTCAAGAAGAGATAGATGAGATAGTAAAATTTTTACTGAATGCTAATGTAAAATATGTTCTTACTAATAACTTCTCTTTAAAAAGAATGGAGTTTGAAAATAAAGAATTTGAAAACACTCCCGAAGAGACTGGCGTATGGTGGCCTGGACATTGGGATGGTAAAACAAAAGAAGTTAGGAATATGCCTATCAATTTAGAACTACACCCAAAGTGGAAATGGAAAACTATACAATCCGATGAAGAGTTCCATTTTACAGATACATCGGGCGGACAATTGCCACAAGGAAATGAGTGTTTAGATTTATATAAAATAAATGAGTAAGATATTAATCACAGGTGGTGATGGAGAATTTTGTAAACATTTAGTTAAGCAAGGAAAAGATTTTTCTTTTCTAACACCATCAAAAAAAGAAGCTGATATAAGTGACTATTGGAAATTAGATAGATATTTTTATACACATCAATTTGAATTTGATATTGTTATTCACGCAGCGGCTATAACAAGACCTATGGTTATACACGAAGATAATCCAAAGTTGAGTATAAAAACAAATATAATTGGTACTTCCAATGTGGTTTTGATGTGTGAAAGATATAACAAAAAAATAGTCTACATTTCTACTGATTATGTTTATGATGGGATAGATGGAAACTATAAAGAAACTGATGCTATGAAACCATTCACAAAATATGGTTGGTCTAAATTGGGTGGAGAATGTGCAGTACAAATGTGGGATAATCATTTAATACTTAGGATGGCTATGAATAAAAAACCATTTCCACATCCAAAGGCTTTGAAAGATATGAGAAAGAGTCTTATGTACATTGAAGATGCTGCTAAGGTTACTCTAAAGTTGTTAGGAGAAAATGGTATAATAAATGTAGGTGGTAAATCACAATCTGTTTATGATTTTGTAAAAGAAGAAAATCCTAATATTGAACCTATTTATTTAAAAGATATATCTGATGTCAATATGGCTACAGATTGTTCTATGGATACAACAAAAATGACAAAGGTTATTGATGATTCAACTGTTCAACATAAATAATCACATAATAGATACATCTGAATTTTCTAATATGTTGCACGATGACATAGTAATTCAGTATGAAAAGAGGATTGCTGACTATGTGGGTGCTAAGTATGCTTGCGCTGTAAATAGTGCTACAAATGCCATATTCTTAATAATGAAGATGGAAGAATATATGAATCCTCGTACAATCAAAATACCAAGTATAATTCCACCTGTCGTTGCTAATGCTATAATAACAAGTGGTAATAAAGTGGAGTTTACTGATAATGTAAAATGGGTTGGTGACTCTTATATCTTACATAAATTTAGAAAGTTTAAAGTGGTTGATTCTGCACAAAAATTAGAACCACAGCAATTTAGAAAAGAGTGTAAACCAAATGATTTAATGATATTTAGTCACTATCCAACCAAACCTTTAGGTGGTGCTGATGGTGGTGTTATTGTAACAGATGATTACGATAAATACAAATGGATGAAAGAGGCTGTTCTAAATGGAACTACATTTGCTGACAATAATTGGGAAAGAGGTATATCTTTTCCTGGTTATAAATTTTATATGAGTTCTATACAAGCAAAAATAGTTATGAATAACTTTGAAAACTATGATAAAAAAATGAGAAGTTTAGGTAGTTTAGTTGATACTTATAATAGAGAATTAGGTTATGAAAACACTAGTAAACATCTGTATAGGATAGAGGTTGTGGATCAAAAGAAGTTCATTAATAATATGAAAAGAGCTGGAATAGTTTGTGGTATACATTACCCAGCATTACATCTTAATGCCACTTACAATGAGGGTAAGACATTTGATTTACCAAAATCTGAAAAGGTGGCTAAACACACTGTTTCAATACCAATGAATGAGAAATTATCTTTCAATGATATGGAATATCTTTTAGAAAAAGTAAAGGAGAATATATAATGAATTATCCAGAGCACGGTAAATATGAATGGCTTCCAATATTATATGATTTTATTGCCACATTGAAACCAAAAAAGATAATAGAATTTGGTCCTGGTTCAGGTTATACTACAATATGTATGGCTAAGTCTTTAGAAGAAAATAAAATAGATGGACACATATATTCTTATGATATATGGGATGATGATTATTGGGGAAAAAGGTCTATAACTCAAACAGAGTATAATGCTTGGGGTGTATCTGAATACATAACATTGAATCACTTAGATTTCTTCGAATGGATACAGAAGCCAGAGAAATTTGATTTTATGTTTTTTGACATCAACAATACATCTGAAAAGTTATTAAAACTTTATAATGGAGTTAAAGAACAAATAGATAATGGTTCGGTTGTATTTTTCGAAGGTGGTTCTAAAGTAAGAGATTCACACGGACACGATGGTGGAAGTATGTATGATATAAAAGATTACTTAAACTACAAAGTATTAACTGGTAATGTTAAATATTCGGCATCAGCTATCTATAATACAGACAAATACGATTTAGATTTCTCGTGAATAAGATATTAGTAATAGCAACTGGTTGGCATTTTAGTTCACATTTCTATGAGAAAATGGCACAACAGATTGTACCCGATGGTTGGGAGATAGATTACTATTGTGTAGCTCACAGAACACCTGAAGATGAAAATACAATCAAAGAAAAAGATGATGTCAGACATTTAGATGATGGTCATTTCTTAGATGAGTTAGACCAAATGATGTACATACATCCTATCACTACGAAACAGATAGAAGATTTTGGTTGGAAATTTATGTTGGAAGAAAATACTGTGGGTGATATGGAGTGTTTTAATCAATGGTCTGAACACTATGACTACAGAGATTATGATTTTGTTTTAGTTACGCACGATGATAATTTCATACTATCAGATGAGTTGTTTACTGATATTGTCGGTGGTGTCGAAGTTTATAAACCAATAGAAGAGAGTAGGTATGGCGCTCATCAATTTAACATAGAGAAAGTTAAGTTAGACAACGATTGGATGTTTTTAGATAATGGATATACTGAAAGTTTACCTAAAGCATTTACACCGAGAGGTTCTTTTAGTTTCTATAAGAGAGAACTAATAGATATGTTGCCTGATAATAAATTTAATATGTATGAGAATGGTGGTTATGGAACTGTTTATCGTCACGGTGAAACTTCTAGCGCTGGTTATGATGGTATAAAGGCTTGGAATACGCACGCTGGCACTTTTAGAGACTTTTTGTATGAGGGTAATTTAGTTGATAGCACAAGATGGCTCTCTGATATGAAAAGGGTTAGTAAATATTGTATTGAGGGTGAGAGAGGATTTGTAAGTAATCACAGAGCTGGTGAGAATTATTTGTCAAATGTTCAAAAACATTTAAAGGAGTTGGAATGGATATAAAACAACCAATTATTCACGATAGACATTTAGTTAAGAAAGCATTTGAACTTTTTAAAAGTCAGACAAAGCCGAATATATTTACACACCCAAAAGACTTAACAATAGTTACTTGTAGAAATGAAGGTTCTTTAGAGGATAGAATCATACCACATTTATCAGGTTATGAAGAGAAATCTATATTAGAGAGTAATATGGAGTATTTAGGTTTAGATTTAGTTGTACTAAAGGATGCTAGATTACCTTGGAGAAACACATTTAAATTTGAAATGATAAATAACTATCTTCAATCGGGCAAATGTACCACCAAATATTTTATGTGTTTAGATGCTATTGATATAATATTTGTAGACGATCCACAGAGAGTGATAGATATATTTACATCATTTCAATGTCAAGCTTTATTTATGTCTACATCATCATTAGATGGATACAATTGTATGCCAGAAGTATTAGATTGGGTACATAGTATCAATGGGGGCATACCTCGTTATTTAAATAGTGGAGTTTATATTGGAAAGACATCTTTCATAAAAGAATTATATGAGGAAGCTATAAATTATGCCATACCACACGGAGTGACTATGGATGATTACAGAGATTACTTAGCGAGAGAACCTAAAGACTATCCAAAGGGTTCACAAGACCAAGATATTATCAGATATTTAGAACCAAAATTTTATCCACAATTAAGAGTGGATTACCAAAACCAAATGGCATTTAGGAGTTGATATGAAAGTATTAATAACAGGTGGAACTGGAACTGTAGGTAGAGCTTTAATCGCACAAAACGATAATGATTATATCAGTATCAGTAGAAATGAAGAGAACATAGCCAATCTAAAAAGGGAGTATCCAAGTGTCAAATGTTATGTTGGTAATATAGAAGATAAGTCTTTACTACTCAGAGTATTTAAAGAGGTAAAACCTGATGTAGTGGTTCACGCAGCGGCTATGAAACATATTGATTTGATGGAACAGAATCCAATCGCTGGCTGTAATGTAAATGTGATGGGTAGTTTGAATGTGGTAGAGGCTAGTGTTATAAATGATGTTCCAATCACAATTGGTGTCAGTACAGATAAAGCTTGTTTATCAGAAAGTGTATATGGCGCATCTAAATACCTAATGGAGAGAGTCTTTATGAATACTAATACAGATGAGAATAGATTTTCATTGACTAGATTTGCTAATGTGGCTCATAGTGCTGGTTCAGTATTACCATTTTGGTTGAAGTTAAAGAAAGAAGGAAATCCACTTAAACTTACAGACCCTAATATGAACAGATTAATATTCACCAAAGAAGATGCTGCTAGTCTAATCAATAGAACAATTGATTTTACTAAAGAAAATGGTGGTGGTTTTGTAAAGTCGTATAAGATGAAATGTGTGAATATGCTTGATTTAGCTAAAGTTATTTCTGATGATATAGAGGTAGTTGGTAAAAGGCCTGGTGAGAAAACAGATGAGGATTTAATATCAGAAAGAGAAATATCTCGCACCTTTATCTATGGGGATGATATTCATATTAGGATGGAAAAAAATAAAGACAATAATAAATTATCAGAACCTTACAATTCTGCTAGTGCAGAACATATGACAAAAGAAGAGATTGAGAAGTTAGTATGGGGATAAAAGATTACAAAATAGCTTGGTTTACAGAGGGTGGATGGCAAGGTAAAGTATCATTAGATAATCCTAATATGAGGAATGATGTATCTACTAAATATATTTTAGGAGCTGAACATTATCCTATCTTTCAACTACCACAAGTCCTACAACAAGTTGGTGAGAACTATTTTGATTTTGGTATTGTAACTTTGCCAAAGACAAATACAGAACATCTTTTGAAGTTTGATATGGTGGGTGACTTAAAAAAATTATGTAAGAAAACCATTTCAATGCAAGAAGGCCCACATTGGTATTTTCAAGACTATACAATGGAACAACAGATTTGGTGGTTCAATGCCCTTACAGAGTTTGATATGTTATTTGCTCATAATCATAAGGATGTAAATTATTATAAGGGTATAACTAATAAACCTGTACATAAAATGCCAACACTAATGTTAGCTGAAAGATTGGGTATTGTACCACGAAATGAGTGGGGTGATGCTGTAGTAATTGGTGGTAATATGGTTAGGTGGTATGGTGGTTTTGATTCTTATGTGGTTGCTCAAGAGTTTGATATGCCAATAGTCGCCCCATCAATGGGTAGAAAAATTGATAGAGAGGATGAGATGGATATACAACATCTACCATATATGACTTGGATTGATTGGATGAATAATTTAAGTCAGTATCACTCAGCTGTTCATCTGATGCCAACTCACGCTGCTGGTACATTTGCATTGAATTGTGCATTTCACGGAATACCTTGTATTGGTTATGAGGGATTAGATACGCAAGAAGAACTTCACACACAATTGACAGTAAAAGATGGTGATTTACATTCAGCTAAATTATTAGCCAATAAACTGAAAGATGATGATTTTTATGAAGAATGTAGTAAGAGTTGTAGAAAGAATTATGAAAACTCACTTTACACAGAGAAAAACTTCGTACCTTATATAACACAAATATTGGAGTCTTTAAATGGATAAATTGCAAGAACTAATGACTATTACTATGGAAGAGTGTGGTGAACTAATACAACAATGTAGTAAAGCAATTCGATGTGATAAGTATTACGATAATACTGAATTATTAGAAGAAGTCGCTGATGTATATACTATGTTAGAATTGATGCACGAATATGATTTGATTAGTTTTAATGATGTCGATATATTAATGGAAAGGAAGAAAGAGAAATTAAAAAAATGGAGTAAGTTATATGATTGATGAGAGAACAATAAGTTTTATACAGCCAAGTAGAAACAATCTAAAATACTTAAAATGGTCTTACAATAGTATCCGTAAGAATTTAGGATACAGACACGAAATATGTTGGGGTGATGATGCGTCTACTGATGGAACTTGGGAGTGGATGCAAGAGATTGCTGAGAAAGATAAAAATGTAAAGATACACAGAAACGAAGGACCTGAAAGATTAGGGCATACCATATTATATGATACATTAGTAAAAATGGCAACAACTGATATTGTAATGATTTATCACGCCGATATGTACGCCTGTCCTGAGATGGATGAAGCAGTTCTAAAACACTTAAAACGTGGAAAGGTAGTTAGTGCTACTAGGATAGAACCACCACTACATCCCGATGGTCCTGAAAAAATATTAGTAGACTTTGGCATAGAACCTGAAGAATTTGAAGAACAAAAACTGATGGAATGGTTAGAGGGTGATATGGAAGTATCTAAAGGTATTGGTAAAACTACAGAGGGTATATTTGCTCCGTGGGCTATATACAAAGATGACTTCTTAGCAATTGGTGGACACGATCCTTTATACGCTCCACAATCAAAAGAGGACTCTGATATATTCAATAGGTTTGTATTGGCTGGGTATGAAACAATACAGACTTGGCAAGGGTTTGTATATCATATGACTTGTAGAGGTAGTAGATTCAAAGATGGTGCTATGAGAAATCCAGCAGGTCAAGTCTTTATGAAAGGTAGAGAATCATCAGAGTGGTTGGCTCAGAATCTAAGGAGTACTCGTAACTTTATTCGTAAATGGGGGCATATGGTAAATCACGACCAATTTCTAAAGCCAGTAATACCACCTAAATATGATATAGGATTTGTGGTTGAAAATTGTGATAATAATATGCTAAAAGAATTAGAGCCTTGGTGTTCTGATATGTATGGAGATTGGGTTGGTCACAAAGGATTTGGTGTTAATAAATACATTGAAGAAGAACAACCAAATACAAAGTTTAATTTGAGTAATAAATTACATTCACATCACACAAAACCAATTAATGATGTGGTAGTCAGATTTGACGCACAAAAACTAACACCACAGAATTTTCAAATTATTATCAAAATGTCCGAACTTTTAACAGATAGTGGTGAGGTTGGTAATATGGAATATGATATATTTAAATTTGAAATTAAATCACTTAACACATACGAAAAGGAGTTGATAGTATGCGAGTCTTAGTAACAGGCGGTGCAGGATTTGTAGGAACTAATTTAGTAAAGAGACTATTGAAAGATGGTCACGAAGTAATATCAGTAGATAATTATTCCACTGGTAAAAAAGAGAATGAACAAAAAGGTTGTAAATATTACTACAAAGACTTAGCTAATACTCAATGGTGGGCTTTGTGGGATGAGGATTATTGTGAGTGGTCTTGCGATTGTCAGATAGAGCCAGTTGATGTTATATATCATTTAGCAGCATTACCTAGAATTACACCATCATTCAAAAAGCCAGTTGATACATTTAAATCAGGTCCTATGGCGACAATCAATGTATTAGAGTGGGCTAGACATCACGAAACACCTGTAATATATGCTGGTTCTTCATCTGTAACTGGTGATGTATATGCCAATCCTTACACTTTTACTAAGTGGCAGAATGAACATTTATTAGAGTTGTACAATAAGATATTTGAATTACCCACATCGATATGTAGATTTTATAATGTGTATGGAGAACACCAAGCAAATGAGGGTAGTTATTGTAATGTGTTAGGAATATTTGAAAGATTATATAGTGAGAAAAAGCCACTAACTATTACAGGCGATGGAGAACAAAGAAGAGACTTTACTTATGTTGGTGATATTGTTGATGGATTAGTTAGATGTGGGGAAGCTCACTTAGATGTGTGGGGTAATAAAGATGTAAATGGGCAATCATTTGAATTGGGTAATGGTAATAATCGTTCTATTAATGAATTGGCTGAAGCCTTTGGTGATTATCCTACAGAGTATATTGATGCTAGACCAGGTGAAATGAGAGAAACATTGAATACAGATACAAAGGCTCAAGATGTATTGGGTTGGAGACCAAACGGAGACATCATAAAATTTATTAAAGAAAATTATGTTTTAGACGAATGACATACTATATATTATTAGATATGGATTCCGTAGAAGATATATGGGATGATAATATTTTAGGGGAAGAATCCTTTGGAACGTTTTACACAGGTAATGGTTTTGTAGCATTAAATAATATAGTTATGGAAAAGCCAGAGTTATTAGAAAGTGTTGCCATCATCGATGAACAAAAAACCTCATACTCAGTAGAAGAGTTCTTAGATTTACTAAAAAAGTGGAAAATAAAGTCTTGACTTATATAGTGTAAGTTGAGTATATTTAGGAGAAGTTGAGATGGCATTAGATTATAGAGATTACGAAGAGCTAGAAGATGAAGCTATGGAAGAGTCTCTCAGAACTAAGAAAAAACCAAAAAAGAAAAAGAAAAGTTGGAAGGAATTAAATGCAAATGAGCAAACTAAAAGGAATAAAAAGACTGGTAAGTTATGGACTAATCACCCTAATAGGATTTAATTTATTTGTTGGTTGTGAGGACAACAATCAACTTGAACCAATAGAATTTATATTAGAATCTAATTTAACTAAAGATTCTAACGGCTTTTACCACTTAGACTTAGACACTACAAAGTGGCAAACTTTGCATAGGATAAGTGGAAATGTTTACAGAAACGGAGAATCTGTAGATGTATTGAAATTTGGATGGTACAGTTCACACCATTGGATAATCGGAGATGATTATGGTTATGTTATAGCCAATCACGGTTTGAACGATGACTTAGTTTATGTCGCTTATGATACTACATATATAACTTGGTTTAGTGGATTCGAAGTTCCTATTGTTAATGGAGCTTCTTATAGTAATGCTGACGGGGAAGTAAATACAATGATGGCGCCCGTAAGAACTATGTTAGGAGATACTGCTACCATACAATACTCTTTCTACGATGATTGGAGAGGGGAACAAACCGATGGGGTATTTTATGTAATATTTGATTAAGGAGTTTTCTTATGAGGTATGTGTTGGTGGAGCAGGGAACGGATAATATCTGCGACAAAAGTGAATTTAACAGTTTAAAAGAAGCTGAAGAATATTTTAAAGGGATTAAAAGAATGCCAGAGGAAAAGGACTTCCATAAATTATGGAAAGTTCTCTCTGAAAAGGATTGGAACACCCAAATACATTTGGCATCACGACAAAACAAACAATATGAGTGGTGGAAAGATGATGAGGGTTGGTTAGATATAGACAAATAAAATGAGTAAATTAACTAAAGAACAACAAAAAGAATTAGAAATACTAGCAGCCGAAATAGAGGCTGAGGCTATTCAAATGAAAGTGGACTATGAGAATCATCCATCAGATATGAGTGGAAGTATAGTAGTCGTACACGAAGAATCGGAATACTTAGACGAGGAAGAGTGAAACAATATGTAGACACATCTAAACTATCTGTCAGAGAAATAGATAGGAAGATTGCTAAAAAATTAATAGTTGAGAATCATTACTCACACCAATGGACAAAGTGCACTCACGCATTAGGTTTATATACCACAACAGGTAGAGAACACTCATTCTTCGATGAACCTGAAGAGAAACTTATTGGTGCTATATGTTATGGAGACCCAATAGGTAGAAACTCTGGCGCTTCAATATCATTAGCAGTACCGAGAACAGCAGTATTTGAGTTGGTAAGGTTATTTGTATTCGATGGTTACGGAAGTAATATAGAATCCTATTTGATAGGAGAAAGTTTTAGATGGTTGAAGAAGAATAGGCCAGACATAAAAGCTCTTATATCATATTCAGATCCAATGCAAGGTCACGTTGGAACTGTATATCAGGCAACTAATTGGTTATATCAAGGTAATAATATAAGGTGGACAGATAGTTGGTTATTTAAGTTTGAAGAGGATGGTAAGTGGCAGCACGGAAGAACCATATTTCCTTATTATGGAACTAATGACATAAAGAAAATGAAAGGGTTGGTTGAGAAAGATTTTTGGATAAAGAAAGAAGTGAAGAAACACAGATATGTTTATCTATTAGGAACAAAAGGTGAAAGGAAGAAAGCGTTAAAGAAAGTAAAACATCCAATACTACCATATCCTAAAACATCGGATATGATAGAGTCGGAAGTAATAAAAGTAAAAGTTCATAACTTTGGTAAGATTAAAGGAGAACAACAATGGAATGGTCAACAATAGCTTGGGTATGGTTAGGTATAATGATTGGCACTATATTTGGTGTAGTCGTTAGTGGTTTATTAGGTGCTAGTAAATTTGGAGAGTTAGAGGCTGAGAATTTACATCTGAAATTTGTAAGAGACTCACTAAAAGAGGAAATATTCAGATTAGATAATAGAGTCAAACCAAAGCCAAGAAAGCGAAGAAAAAAGGCTTGATAAAAATATTTCTATATATTTATTTATAAGTTAAAAAACTGCAGAATATAACTTAAATGGAGATCGAATAGTGAATCAACAAGACCGGAAGGAATTTGAGATAGTACATTTAAAGATAGATGAACTCAAAAGTGACATTTTAAAATTACAAGCAGATATGGAAAAGGCTCATCTTAAAACCGATGACTCTCTCAGTTTCATTAAAGAAAATCTATTCAATCCCAATGAAGGCCTTTGGGCTGAAACAAAACAAAATAGTCAATTCAGAGAATCTGCTGGTAAGTGGAGAAGTATGATTGGCGCTGGTTTTATTGGGCTGTTCTTTAAACAGCTATATGACGTTTTCGGATAAAATATCACCAATAAACTTAGAATCTTTTCTCAATATGACTGTTGTCACGGGTCATGGTGGGAAAGAAGTCGTTAATTTAGATGGCAAGTTAAAGACTGTCAGAGAATTAGTTGATTATTGGAATCCTCAAAGAATACAACAAACTATAGATAAACTATCAATGGGTAAAAATAAAGAGACAATGGAGAAAGCTGGTTCATTTGATTTTTGCCGTAATCCACAATATTTAAATTGTATGGTGGCTGGCTTCAGACATAATGTAGCAAACCACCACGAAGTTGGTTGGGATAAGATGACTAAAGAATATTATGATTCATTAGAACCAATGAGTGATGAAGAGATAGAGATATACCTAAGAGAGAATCCAGTGGAGTTTGACAAAGGACATATACATAGCTCGTATCACAGAGCTTGTGCTATGGTTGGTAGATTAATAAAAGGTCAAAAATATATACCATTTTATGTACGAGAATAAGGATTGGATTTGGATGATGCCCCACGGAGACATAACACGAGTAAAGTATTTAGATGAGGTAAATATGCCAAAGGATGAGTTTGCTATATGCCAGTCTAGCATATTAGCTCTGATGGGTATAAGGGATAATGAAGATTTAGATATAATAACACCCAATGAACCAACTAAACGAACTGAACCACACACCGAACATTCTTTATCTGCTTGGGGGCGTGGTAGTACAAATGGTCACGTTGAGTCGGTTCATCCATATGAATATGGTATAGATAATATAGAAGATAGTAGTTTCAAATTCAAAGGTTATAATTTCCTATATCCTAAGTACTATTTCAGATATAAGAAAGTGCCACCAATGGGTGACCAAAACGATTGGGAAAGGGATATATCAGATTGGAAAGGTATAGTAGAATTCTTTGATATTAGTAGTCACTTAGACTATCCATTTAATCAGCTAACAGAAGAACAATTAGGAGTCGAATATCTCAAAAGATATACAGAAACTCTTTGAATGGGTAGATGAGAGAGAAGTGGTAGATTTGGGTATGCACGGTGGGTTTGCTCATCGTGGTATGTATAAGATAGATAATCAATGGATAATGAAAATAACTGATTTGAGAGAGTATGAAATCACTAAGAATCTGCAAGGACATAATAATATAGTATCTATGATGCCAATGTCTCGTAGGAGTGGTAAATACGCTTCGGTGGTTATGGAGTATTGTTCTAAAGGTAGTCTATCTAAATGTGATATTGTAGAGCTCGGTAAAGAGAGTGTAATAGATAATATAACGAGAGGTGTGGGATATATGCTGAGTAAGGGATATATACAGAACGACTTGTGGAGAGAAAGAGGAGAACACCTTAGTAATTTTTTTGTGAGAAAGAACGGAACTGTTGTATTGGGTGACTTTGGTAATATCAGTAAGGTTACTAACAAAAATCTAATAGAATTAATGAAACAACTGGATAATATAATTAAACATATCAATATATATTATTGAGGGGTGTCAATGGCGGGAGACACCGAAAACGCGTGTGAATACGTGTGTCGCTTAATTTCTTTGACACCATAGGTAAAATCTCTAACGAGATTTCACCGAATAGTATTACTTAATGGTATATCATAGAGCTTTCCAATTAGAGGAAATGCTCGGTTTGGAGATTAGTTATGACAAAACGATTCAAAGAGTTATTAGATAAATTAATAAAAAACAATAACGGTGAGCGTGAAGAGTCTAAGATTAGAGCGGAAATCATATCGCTACAATTTGAGGATGACTACTTTATGAATAGAGAAAAGAGGAGAGTGAGGGAGACAAATGCCGAAGTGGGTACATCATATGATAAGAGGGCTTAAACAAATGAGAAGTAATATCGATGGTACTTGGATTACTTGGGGAGACTTATTTATCTTACCTAAGTGGTGGAGCATATCTATTTGGTGTGTTGTGATACTCATCTTTCTAATGTTGAGCGGTTGTAAGGAAGATACTTATATAATGGGGTATAATAAGGATGGTAAGAAATCAACGGAATACTTCCCATTAGTCGATAAAAACAATAGGCTACACAAATTTCGTAAGGAATATAACATCGGTATATACGATGAGGACATTCTATATTGTGTAACTCATCATAAATGGGTAAGCGTTAAGGGTGTATATAAAGGCCCAATAGTAGACGAGAATAGCGATAGTTTAAGTTGGACAAAGACATATGAAGTAAGGGAGTTAAAGAATAATCAATGGTAATAGAAATAACATTTTGGCTAGTAGCCGTTTTGGTTGTATATAGGTTTATAAACGAATTAGAGAGAGATGTATTCAATGGATAAGCCAAAGATATGTGAGGGTGAGTGCGTACCTAAAGGTTGGGGAGAAGAAATAATAATAGCGAATAACAAAGATTATTGCGGTAAGGTATTAGTATTTAATGATAGCGGTAAGTTTAGTATGCACTACCATATGATAAAGGATGAGACTTGGTATGTAGAGAAAGGAAGATTTGTGTATAGATGGATAGATACAGATACAGCGGAAGTAATGGAAAACTTATTAAAGCCAGGTGATGTAGTAAGACAAAGGCCTGGACAACCTCATCAATTAGAGTGTCTCAATGGTGGTGGTAGAATATTTGAAGTGAGTACAGAACATAAGGATTCAGACTCATATAGGGTAATGCCAGGTGACTCACAGAAGAGTAAAGTAACTACAAAGAATCCATTTAAGTAAAATAATTTATAGCGCCATATATTTATATGTATGGGCGACAATTGGGATAAACTAAACAAAGCTATTATAGCTGATTCAGCTTTACAGAAGTATATAGATACTAAATTTAAGAAGCTGAATAATGTATTAAAGGATCCTGATGGTTATAATAGTGGAATAGCCTCCGATAGTAGAGTGTCGAAAGTCGAAGAGAAAGTAGACGAATTAGCCGCTTGGAGCCACCCACCTGTTGATTTCACAAACCGATTAGATTCACTACACGACAAAATAGATAGAGTATTAGAGTTGCTCGAGCGGATTACATCCGAGCCATCCACCAATGTATATGGTGATGACGATTGGGCGACACCTTCCGAATAACCCATCTTAACCCACTTTTTGACACTACTACCTACTTATTGACATATAACACTATGTCAGGGAGCGCAGAATATATAGCGCGTGTGTCACCCTGACAGAGTTTTTTTTATAGTAGCTTTGATATATTTGGTATGTCAAAGTGTCAGAATTGGGGTAATTATGGCTAAAGTAAGCAAAAGTAAGATAGTTTGGGCGATTAATGAGACTCAGAGTATGCGTCAAGCCTCTAAATTGTTGGGCTTGGCATATAATACTTTTAAGAAGTACGCTAAGTTATATGAAGTTTGGGCACCATTGGAATCCAATAAAGGTATATCACAGAGTAAAAGCGGTGGTCTTAAACCTGTAGAGTTATTAGATATATTCGCTGGAAAGAATCCAGCGTACTCTTCTACTAAGTTATTACACCGCTGTTTCAGAGAGGGATACTTAGCGGAAGAGTGTAGTAACTGTGGTCACGATGAATACCGCCCCTCTGATATGACTAAACCGCTAATGTTGGACTATTTGGATGATGACCAAACCAACAAAGACCTAGCCAATCTCAGGGTATTGTGTTATAACTGTTATTATCTACTCAAAATGGACAGATTAGAGGTGGATGTACCAGCGAATGTCAAATCGTTCCAAAAGGCGATATATACCGCTTTTAATCAGAGTAGCAAATCCTAGCATATTTTATCTTCGCTCAGGCCAACCTGAAATTTACACATATTTGGTGGTAATGTCAAGCCATAATATAACAAAAAATAAATTAAAAAAAGTGAAAAAAAGGCTTGACTCGTATTGCATTTTATGAGTACATTTAGGTGTTATTGAGAGAGAAAAAATTTAATGGTGTAATAGACGAAAAGACATCGTAGTGAAAGGGGCTGAAAAGTGCTGGGTTTCGAAACCGCAACTGAGTAAACTACGGCTTTGAAAGGCCAAAGATAGAGAGCTAATCACTCTCTTAGGTAAGAGGTTGTCTGAGACTGAAACGGAGTGATTACCAGAGTAGGTCGTTAGTAGGGCTGGGGGGTTCGAATCCCCCCTCATCGATTCAGAAGTCGGAACTGATACAAATACCGACAAAGATTTAGGTGGTGTTGAAACGAGGATGAACCGGCGGGCGATAGTCTCAAACAATGTGGATTCCGGCTCCTCACCACCAAAAGCATTTGTTGTCCATAGGTTCGAAAGAGGAGTAGGCTTATGGTGGGGTGAGTTCCCTTAAAGTGTATATGCTCGTTTCAGACTAATATCGATTAATGTCAGAAACAGACCAACTCAAAGAATTTCAGCGGTACGCTTAAAAATAAAAGAGCGCTAACTATTTATTACTATATAGGAGTAATACAATGCCAAAAGATAAGCTAACAGATTTCGATGTAATAGAGATAATAGAACAGGAGATGATCAGTATGTGGGCTACAGGCGAAATACCACATCTGCTCAAAAACGATCCAGAATTTGTCAAAGTGATTACAGAGGGTATATATATGGAAAAGAGCTTTTGGAAACGACATATGGTTATTGGAGAAGCTTAGTGACATAATGACATACCTGGTGGCATTAAGTCGTTAATCGCAAAACTATGACATTGTGACAGGCGCTCCATACTCATTCTCGTATCGGACCAGGTTTTGAGTTCCTATAGAAATTGACATATTTGTCGTATCATAATGATAAAAAATAAACAGCTAGGAGTTATAATGAAAAGAATATTAGGAAGTGTAATACACATACTTTTGGTAATAGGTACTTTACTATTGTGTACATCTAAATTAAATGGGAGTGACGAATGGGGAAGTTTTATGAAACCATTGGAAAAGGTAGAGATGATTCCATATAGATTAGTACCATCAGGAGATGTTCATTGTGCTATATCCATAGAGATAATAGAACCTATATCTATGGTTAGTATACCACACAGATACGAAGAAGAAATCGAAGAAGTTATATTAGATAGAATCACATTTGAGGTTACTAATCCATTTGCCGAAAATGAGATTTTTTATATAGATGGTAAACCATACTTTCTATTGAGAGTACCATATACAGGTGTAAAGTGGTAGTAAAATAATTAAAGAAAAGGCTTGACTCGTATACATATTCTTTATTATCTTTAGGGGTATTGAGAAAGGAAAAATTAATGAAGTCAATGAGTTTTAAAAATAGAGATGAGATGGTTAAAAAACTTCAATCTCTACAATCAGAAATGAACGATTGGTTTAAACAGATGGATAAAACCATCGCTAGTCAAAAGGAACAATAATGAATTTCAAAGAAACGATATATGGTAATAGTTACTTACTTGGTAAGGATGTTTATGTGAATGGTAAGCATAAAATCCTAAACGTTCAGTTTGCCGATTATCTTAGGGATTTGGGTTTAATAGGACATACAGGTCCTGTTCATAATATAGCAGTAGTATGGTCTGAGAAAAATGATGGTGAGCAATATGTTCATCAGATTTACGATCACGATACTGGTGAGATTTACTTTGATGAACCTACAGATGAGTATACTAATGAGGTAGATGAAATAGTAAGTGCGTTACTTATGTATGGTAATTTAGAACAAACGATTGACTCTGGCATATGTTAAGTTAAGGCTTGACACATATATGTTTTTATGAGTAAGTTCTTTGACTATGGAGATGACGAACCGGCCTATTATCATATAAAGGCTAGGGATATGAGTATCTATAAACCTAAAGGTAAAGTTATGACTTTTTGGTTATGGGGTAATTCAGAGTCTCACATTAGAGAAATATTAAGTAAGAAAGATATAAAGGATATTGAATGGATAAAGAAAGAGATTCCGCCGTTTGTATAGAGTGTAGTAATACTATATCAGACGAGCGTATTCACTTAGGTTATACAGAATGTTTAGAGTGTAGTAAAGTAGATAAATATTCTTCTCATACAGTGTACCCACATAAAACAGGTGGATATATACAACCTATCTCTGCAGAACAATCTGATAATATGAAAAGGTTAGACCGCCGAAGTGTAGGTAGTGGGCGTAGGGCTAAAGGAATAGTAGCGGATAATAGTTGGGATAGGTGGTTAAAGGATTACTTATCTAAGAAAGACTCACCCAAAACTAAGCGTAAGACTTATCCGTTACGCACACCATTACCAATATATATCCCTTATAAAGAAGCAATCGATGAGGCGTTAAAAAAGTTTGAGTCACGAGGTTACGAAGCAGCAGCGGAACTCACACAATCTATGTATTCGAGCGACAAGATTTCGTTAGCACACAAAGCGAAAATTATGAACGAGCTTTCCTCACTAGCCGTACTCACGACCAAACAGCGTAAGTGGATGAAAAAATTATGATGTTTAACAAACTTGGGCACTATATATATAAGAGGATGTGTAAAGACCAAAACAGACTATCCAAAAAGAGACCACTAAATATGTATGGTTTATATGTACAACCAAAAGATGTCCAAAGATATATCAATGATTATTATAATTATGGAATAGATTATATGGGTGACGATAATATGTCATCAGAAGATTTTGTAGAATCAGAAATAAACAAACCAGGCACAGAACGATATTGGGATGAGCCTGATGGAAAGGAGTTATGAGACCCAAAATGTTAGATGAAGTTATTAAACGTAGAAATGAGAATATCAAAGTTCTCTTAATAGCCGTAGTGAGCTTTTTAATAGGATTAGTAATGGGAGTTATGTCAGTATGAATATAGGATACGCTTGTATTAATATGCAATTGTCTTACCCACAAAAGTATGGTGGTGCTGAGAAAGGAGTTAAACCAATCACTACAGGCCGTAGTATGATTAAACGAACCTTTCAATCTAAAGGTTTGGATTATGCTAGTGAACTAACACTAGCCAATTGTATGGACTTAGATAAGATTGTAGATTGGAATATACTAAATAACTATAAGTTCTTTCGTATCACATCAGGCCTTGCACCGTGGAAGTCTGAATATGAGTGGGATGATTTGAAAGATATATTTAGGATTAAAACACATTTACGTTCCGCTGGCATAAAAGCTAAGACTCACAATCTTCGTATCACATCTCATCCAGGTCCATTCAATGTTCTTACCTCACCACACCCACACGTTGTAGATAATTGTATTAGTGATTTAACCGACCACGGTAGTGTGTTTGATATGATGGGGTTGAGTAGAACACCTTACAACAAAATTAATATTCATATCGGTGGTGCTTATGGAGATAAACCAGCTGCTATGGAAAGATTTTGTAAAAACTTTGAAAGACTACCTGAATCAGTTCAGAGTAGATTAACAGTAGAAAATGATGATAAAGCATCAATGTATTCAGTAAAGGAGTTATATTATGGAGTGTACAAGCGTATTGGCGTGCCCGTCGTGTTTGACTACCATCACCACAGGTTTTGTGATGGTGGGCTTAGTGAACAAGAGGCTTTGGAAATGGCTATATCAACTTGGCCGAAAGACATTGTACCAGTTGTCCACTACAGCGAAAGTCGCAGTAAGGAACGACTTGACGAGTCAATTAGACCTCAAGCCCATTCTGATTATGTCTACGATTATATTGACACTTATGGTAATGATGTTGATATTATGATTGAGGCAAAACATAAGGAGTTAGCGGTTCTAAAGTATTTAGAACTACACGGCCACTTAGATGGACTATCCTAATCTTAATATGAACGTAGTGCACATCCCAAGATGTGCTGGAAATTCGTTTAAGATTTATCTTATGAGTTTGTATGGATTGACTCTAACAGAAACCATACACAAAGGTAGTGATGTTGATGAGGGTGTATGGGAAGATTTAAAAGACAACCCACATTTAGTAGATGCTAAAATAATAATAGAGGGAGAATTGGGTAAGTTTGCTTATTCGCATAGTTGGGATTCTCAGAAATATGCCGATAAAATATTATTTGATAATGAAAGTGTTGCTAATACAGATTATAAAGAAAACATATATAGATGGCCTGGTGTAGATTTCGATCTTATATTTGGTCACTTTGGAATTGACAAATGGAAACATTTAAATAAACGTAATATAGTTTGGTTGAGAGATCCTTTAGAACGGGCTTTATCGGAATGGAGATTTCACATATTGGCTCAAAGATATTTTTACTTTAGTGATACAGACTACGATTCGCCTGATGAGATAGATGGTATTGGTAGAATGATATTTAAAGAAAAGATGGATGTTAATGATGTTATAAATTCTGATGTGATGGTGGATGTATTATCACAATATGCTGGAGATGATTTATCTGTTTTTGATTTTGTTGGCAAAGTAGAAAACTTTGACAATGACTTAATAAGATTTCAAGATATGTTTGGTTTGGATAGAACTCATATAGACAAAACAAATAAGTTTAATAGTTTATCAGGTCTAATAGATTCACACTGTAACCTTTGTGATGAAAGAACAAATATATTAAAACAATCTGTAGATAAAGAAAGATTTTACAAAACACATAAAAGGGATTATGAATTATATAACTCACTTAATAGATAAGATAAAAATGTTCTTATTTCTAATATGGTATAAGCGCCATCTAAAAAAGAGAATAGAGAAAAATAATTTTGGTAGAAGAGAAGAATGGTAATACTTATATATAAACGGAGAATGTTATGTGGTTAGATAATAATAAATCTTATTTAGTTTTTGGTAAACAATTAAATAATATAATAATTGTATTACAGATGATGAGTGATAAGTATCCAGATATTGAGAACCTTAATACATTTATACAATCATTGAAAGATATGAGGTCTTATGAAGATATGTTAGATGAGTTTATATATGGTGACCAAAGAACATATCCAGATGAGAAAAGGAAAGTTGGTAAAAGAGATGTTATGACATTAGATGAGATAATGAATGATTTACAATTAAGATTTATGGATGAGAGAGATAAGAACAATGGAAAAAATTGACCACATAGGTATTGTAGTAACTAATATCAATCACGCAGTTAAATGGTATACTGATAAGTTTGATTGTAAAGTAAACTATCAGGATAATAGTTGGGCTGAATTACAATTCGATAATATTAAACTGGCTTTGGTATTACCACAAGACCATCCAGCACACATAGCATTTGAATCGGATGACTTAACCAATCCAACCAAACACAGAGATGGTTCTGAATCAGTTTACGACCACGATACATTTGGTAATATAATAGAATATATAAGGTATGAGAAAAGTAGTTAGAAACGAAGAACAAATAGAATATATCGTAATTGGAATGTTTATTGGCATAACAATTGGATTTGTAGTAGGATTAATATTTAAAGAATATATATTTTATTTATAAAAAAGTCTTGACTCATATACGATTTACCTGTTATATTTGGTTGTTATGAGGTTAAAAATGAAAAATAAAAAAACAGTTATATTTGATTTAGATGGTACACTTGCTAATATTGATGTTAGGAGAGATAAGTCTCTTAAACCTAATGGTAGGTTAAATTGGGATATATTTGCCGCACCATCTTCTATTATGGATTGGGATAAACCAAATCCACCAGTAATTAAAATGGCTCAGATGTTTAAGGCCGATGGATTTAAGATTGTCATCTTTTCTGGCAGAAACGATAGAGGTTTCCACGCTACTAAAGATTGGTTAAAGATACACAGAGTACCATTTGACTTATTGATTCTTAGACCCGATAAGTTCAAAGCTGACTCGTGGCCGATTGCTGATGGTAATCCAGCTACACCTGATATGAGATTTATGCCAGATGAAATCCTAAAGAAAAAGATGTTAGATGCTTTCGTAGATATTGATGATGTCTTTTTAGTTGTGGATGACAGAGATAAGGTTGTAAAGATGTGGAGAGACTTAGGACTTAATACGTTTCAGGTGGCACCAGGAGATTTTTAAAAAAAGTCTTGACTTGTATTACAATTATGTGTTATATTTACATATCAAATAAAGGGAAAAAATAAATGACTTATGTTTATGAAAAACAATTGGGAAAATATGATTCTTCCACAAACTTCTATGGGGATAAACTCATAGTGGAGTATGTGTTTTCTTCAGTTGATAATTGCATCAAAGTTGTCGAGATGACAAGGGTTGGTGAGAATGAGTTTGGTGAAGTTGTTAATAACTTTCATAGGATGAATTGGATGAGTAAAGAAGGACAGGCTTCTTTGATGGAAGAGTTGGAAAGGGATATGACAGATAGGATGTGTGGTACTGGTAATCATAGTATAGAGAATGATTTAGAGATTGCCAATGTGGAAGCAGATTGGTTGTTACAAAAAGCAGAATTACATTATGGAATATAGGTTAGGTAGTATAAATGCCACATTGGTTGGCGAAGAGTTAGAATATGACAATGGTCAGAGTGAATGGCTAATAAGTTATTTGGCTAAGTATGATTGGGAAAATCAAGCCCCACATAGTACAGAAGATGCTTTCAAAATTGGTAAAGTAATAAAGTACTTTGGATATGATTGGCAAGACATTGAAAATGAAGCAAGAGAAATAGAGGCAAATAAATGAGTAAATTAAAAGAACTATATGATTTGGTAATTGATATTGAGTGTGAATTAGATGACGCCTATTATGCAATACCTGAGTATGATTGTAATAGTGATGGTAAGAGTAACATTGACGGCGCTCGTTGTTCCGTATACAATCTTAAAGATGTGATTGAAAAAGCTATCGTAGAAGAAACCAACAGAAAAGATATACCTGGCTTTGAAGGAACTATGGGAGCATTAGAGAATTTATGAATCTCTTAGAAAAAATAATTGATACATTTGATGGTGAGATTATGCAAGATAATAAATGGAGAGTTGATGGTTCTAAAGGGAATCATTACACAGTAGAGTGGCATCCATTTCATCATCATTATAGTTGTAATTGTAAAGGTTATATGTTCAGAAAAAAGTGTAGACATATTAATGAATTAAGCGAATCATTTAGAAATAGAATAAAAAACTAGGAGAGGTTATGATAGAGATACAAAAAAATAGCCGAGAGGTTATTCGTATATCTGAATCTGAATATGAGGGTCACAAGTTTGTAGACTTACGTGTTTGGTATAATGATAATGGAGAAATGAAACCAACAAAAAAAGGTATATCATTTAATCCATCAAAAGCTAAAGAGGTAGTTGAGGGAATACTGAGTGTTGTAGAAAAAGCTAATTGGGATAGTTTCAATGACTAAGTTATGGTTAGCAATTATCGCACAGGTTCTTGGTTCGTTGATAGCGTTCTATCAGTTGCAAGGACATTATGTATATCCACAATATAAGTTTTTAAAAAGTATGTGGTGGGTGTATCTAACAAGTATCCCTATAGCACCATTATTCTTTTATAGTACCAAATGGTCGTTTGAACATTTCGGTGCTTTTTGGAATATGAGATTAGCTGGATTCGGTATTGGTACGATCGTATTTGGTTTTATGGCTTGGGGATTAATAGGAGAAATGCCAACATTAAAAACTATTGTTTGTTTACTATTGGCATTGGCTATAATATTAATACAGGTTACAAATTTATGATAGCAGAATATTTCTTAATGGGAGTTATTGCTCCCTCATTTCTAAACTTATTACACTTAGTTCTGAATGTTTATATAGTAGTTGCAAGAGGTAATGTATTGAGTTTAGGATTTACAGGTATAAGTTTCTTAACTAAAACAATGGGAATGATTTTCTTTACTTGGTTGGGTGTATCTATATTGGGATTAGACTATAGAATATATGTACCGATACTTTGTTTCTTTTGGTTCTTCTCTCATATAGCAGAAGCATTTGTGATACAACATTATATGGAAAAGAATGTTCCTAAGTGGATACAGGACATGCAATTAAAATGAGCAAACCAAACGATTGGATATTGAAAAGATTAGAAAGACTAATCAAACTACTTAAGCATAATAATTCTGATGTTAAACCTACCGATGATGAATTGTTTTCACACGAATTAATAGAAGCACAAGAGATGTATAATAAAGTAAATGGAGATGATCTTAGAAGTGTTTGGGAAATGAGTGGTTTGATGAAAGATGCCAATAGGATATGGAGAACACAAAGAAAAATATATAATGGTGAATTGGATAATAATTGGGAAGCTGTTTTATTAGGTGAAGTTGAAGATTTTTTAGAAAAGAACCAAAAAATAAATGCTATAAAACATTATAGAAATGAAATGGCTAACCGAGTGTTCGGAAAAGAACCACCTGGTTTAAAGGAATCAAAAGAATTTGTAGATGGTGTACAAAAAGATATGATTAATAGAGGAATATTAAAAACTTAGTTTCTTTATATTTATTCATAGAACAATAACGCGTAAATTGGAGATAGTATTATGAAATCAATACTAACAGGTATACTTTCTTTAGTAATCTTCTTCGGTGCTGTTCCAACAGTTCAAGCAGTACCAGCTAAGTGTGCATATACGAGTGAAATGACTTGTGAGATGGCATGCGCAGATGAAGATGTAAAAAAGAAGAAAAAGAAAAAAGGTAAGAAATTATCTGAAAAGGGCAAAAAGAAGAAGAAAGGTTTCTTCTCTAAAGTCTTTGGAAGTAAGTAGTATGAAATTATCAGAGGTAATTATGAGTATTATCTCTGATAATATTTTAGGATAAAAAATGAGAGAGTCAGTAAAAAGATTTATAGAAGCTTGTCAAAAAGGATATATGACACATCCAACACGTAAGACTAAAGTTATGTTTGGTAAGAGATATAGAAACTGCGTGAAAAAAGAAGGTGTGAATAGTAAAGTTACTACAGAACAGGCTATGAAAATTATAGGAGATGTTTGTGTAAATTGTGGTGACTTTGCAAATGAAAATTTAAGAAAGTGGTTTAGTGACAGATGGGTAAACATTGGTAAGAAGAAAAAAGGTGGCGGACATCCTCCTTGTGGAACAAGTGGTAAGAAGAGAGGGTATGCTAAATGTGTACCAGCATCTAAAGCTGCTAGTATGACAAAGAAACAAAAAGCTAGTGCTACTCGTAGAAAAAGAGCTGCCCAAAATAAAGCTGGTAGAGGTGGTACATCAAATATAAAAGGTGGTGGTAAGAAACCAATAAGAGTTTCTACCAAACCAAAGAAGTAGGAGAGTAAAATGAAATTAGAAGAGTTGGTAGGGAAACCGATTACAGAGGCTCAGTTTGATGAAGCCGCAGGAAAGAAAGATGCTTGCTACCACAAAGTAAAAGCTCGTTATGATGTATGGCCATCTGCATATGCTAGTGGTGCTCTCGTAAAGTGTCGTAAGGTTGGCGCTGCTAATTGGGGAAATAAATCTAAGAAAGAATCCGTAGAAGAAGCCAGAGGAACTTGTTGGGTAGGCTACCAACAGGTAGGTATGAAGAAAAAAGGTGGTAAGATGGTGCCCAATTGTGTTAAAGAAATCTATGAAATATTTTATGAAGAAGATGGTAAAGCCCACGGATATACATTTGAACATATCAGAGAAAATGATTTGAACGAAGCAGAATATCAAGGCCGTAAAGTTAAGTTGGGTAAACCAATGAGAGGTGATGTAAAGAAGTTTAAAGTATATGTAAAGAATCCAGCTGGTAATGTTGTAAAAGTAAACTTTGGGCAAGGTAAGAAAAATCCAGGCGGAACTATGAGAATCCGTAAATCTAATCCTAAAGCTAGAGCTAACTTTAGAGCCAGACACAATTGTGATAGTCCAGGTCCAAGACATAAAGCTCGTTACTGGAGTTGTAGAAAATGGTAAAACTAAAAGATATTGTTGAAAATGTACAAATAGGTAAAGTATACACAGATAAAGATAGACCACCATTCAAAGCAGAGGGTACTTGTGGTTATGGTATTGGTGGCAAATTAGGAGAAGAACCAGCAGGTCCACATTTGTTAAAGAAAAAGAAAAAAGATGTAAATGAAAAAGTAGATACTGAAATGAAAAAGATATATCAGCTTCTTATAAAGTATGGTAATAATGCAAAAGATGCAGCGGCTATGATTAAAAAGAATTTAAAGTATGTAAATAAAACATACAGAAATTCAACACCAAGAGGTAAGGCTATAGCACTTGTAGGACTTTCTAGTATAGGTGAATCCGTTGATTTCAAAAAAGCACACAAAAAATTTAAAGAGACAGGTGAACTTCCACCACATCTAAAAAAGTTAGTAAAAGATTTAGATAAAGTAAAGGTAAAACATAAAGTTAAAAACATTGTTGTTCCTGGTTTAGAGTGGATGTCGAAGATTAAAGAAGCTGTGAATGAACAACAAAAAAGACAAGCAAGTGATATACGAAATAAGTTTGACCAAGCTTATTTAAAATTCTCAAGAGAAGTTAGAGATGTAATTAAAATGATTGATAGGTATTCAGGTGATAAAACAGACGGAAAGATTATAGATAAAGCATATTCAAAAGGTCTTATTCCACTTGATAAATTAATGCAGTCGTGGGCAGCTGGTCAATATAAAAATCCAAATCTAAGTGAATCAGTAAATGAAGATGTATACATTGGATATTATAAAAATAAAAAAGTAAAAGTCAATGCTAAATCAGATAAAGATGCTAAAAAACAAATAATCTCTAAATTGAATATTCCTAAAGGAGATTTAGATAGAGCTTCAATGATAAATCATACTAAAAATAGTCCTGTAGCTGAAGCTGGTATGGAATTGAATAAACTCAAAGATGCTATCAAAATGTTTCAAAAGAAAATAGAGAAGCAAGGTAGAGTAACTAATGCGAGAGATGAAGAACACCTAAAGAATCTAATAAAGGTTTACAAACAAATGGGTGGTAAAGGTGTTAAAGAATCCGTAAATGAAAATGTAGCACCTAATCA